ACGCCTCGGGAACGAGGTGTATCTAAGCAACGGCACCACCTTGGCCACTGACGCCGCCCTGGTGACGGCGCAGGGCACCGCCAACGACTTCAACGGCCGGGGCGCGCTGGCGACCCTCAATACAGTCAATCTCGCTACGCAGGTGACGGGAAAGATACCCGCGTCAACCTATCTGCCGAACGTCCTAGCCATGGGCCCGGGGTACAAATTCACAGGGGCGATTTCCTACACCTCCGCCTCGGATGGAACGGCGACGATTAGCGTAGGGGCAGGCTCGGTGCTGGCCGGCGTCACTATCAGCTATTCGGCTATGAGCGTGGGGGTAAGCGGCGGGACGGCCGGAACGACGATAAACTATTTCCTCTACGTGAATGACCCGACAAACTCCGGAGGCAGTCAGACCTTGAACGCTACGACCAACGGAGATATTATTTTCGGAAATCCCAACTACGTTCAAATAGGGGCGGTGCCCGTCGCGTTTCCCGCTTCTGGAAGCGGCACCGGGTCCGGTTATAAGGGCGGCGGCACCTACACCCCCGGCATGCCTGTTCCCTAGGAGATTCTATGGCCTACACTGTCTTGGCGAAGCACGCGGGCCTGCAGCAAGGCGAAACGGCGGTACGGCTCGATACCGGGGATCACGTCGCCGTATCGGTGCGCGCCGAGCGGAATTCGAACGGTTCCGGAAGCACCTTTTTTGTCGCCGCCCGATGGGTAGACGCCGCGGGCGCGACCATGACGGACAATAATCGGCAACGCGTTGTTACCTCTGCCTCGAGCAACGTACCGGCCGACCAGGTAGCGCGCCATGGCGAGGCGGCATACGCCCGCGAAATGCTTTTGCTGGCGCTCGGCGAGGAAGCCGACGCCCACGTGGAAGCCGTCGTAGATTTGGAGGCGCACGCCGCCCTTGCGGACCAGCTACCCGCGGGTTTCACTGCGGATCCGACCGCCGACCGGCTGCCGCTGTTGCCGCTACCCGCAGCCGACCGCCTGCACGTCAGCATCGTACACGCCATCCGGTCGGCGCGCGCGTCGGGCTATCACAACCCGGCTTCCCTGCTTTAGAAAATTACGGTACGAGCCTGCGCGAAAGGAACCGCCCGCCATGAAAATGTACGCCGATCTGCAGGAGCCCACGCGCGACCTGAACGGGTTTCTTCGCGAGAATTGGGCCAGCCTTCCGCCGGAGGTGCAGGACGAGGTGGCCAAGTGGGACGGCGCCGGAAACCAGCAGGATCGAAACGGCTTTATCGTGGAGTGCATGTACGCCCACCGCGACAAGCCGGGCCTGCAGAATAACGAGGCTCGGGGAATTATCGCCGGTATCGCCTTCTATTACGCTACGTCGCTCGGCGGCCTGCTTCACTTCCGCGACGGTCGGGGCGAGCGCATGGCCAACGCCATGCGTCGGGAAATGGGAGAAAAGGGCTTCAAGCAGCCTGTCGCCGACGATCCGGACCCGCTGCCGCAGTACGTGCCGGCCGACGACCAAACCCCGCCCGCGCAGCCGGAAGCCTAGTCTTGCCCCCTCCCGTGGCCGGAGGCGTAGACGTAAACGCTATCAGCGCGCTCACCGGGTTGACGCCGGGGGCGGCGGGAATTTGGCTGTTCGGAACGATTTTCCTGCTCGGTTGGTCCTTAAAGGCCGTCGCCGAGTGGCGGCAATGGCGACAGCTATCCCTTGAGGAAAAGCAGGCAAATCGGGAAGGATTCACGGCGCAAGTTGCCCTGCTGTCAAAACAGTTACGCGACGCAAACGAGCGAGTGCGCCTAGTAGCGGCCGATTTGCAAACCGAACGGGACGCGCACGACGAATACCGCCGCTTGTGTCATGCCGAAACGGAGCAGCTGCGGGGGCATATTATCCGTCTCGAGAACGACATTGCGGCGCTGCACCGTCGGGAGACGACGGCGCAACTTCCCCGGCTCGATGATCTAGACCCGGCTCGGGCGCCTCTTGCAGCCGCCACGGTCGAACGAGTGACGCGAATCGTTGCGGGTGACAGCCCCGAAACAACCTGATAAGATGCTCGCCCGCTAAAGGATTTTTGCCGCATGGTCGCCGAATCGAGCCCCGCTGCAGCCGCCGCGCCGCCGCCGACCGCCGATCCCACGGCCCCACTGCCCGAAAGCAATTGGCTTTGGCGCCGCGTGTTCGTGTTCGCCTCCGCCGGGATCCTGTTCGCGTTCAAATGGTGGTATGCTGGCGCGCTCGGGAATATCGCGCTGTCCACCAGCCCCAACACTCCCCGGCAGGCCGTGCTGGACGCCGTGCACGGCCTGGTCGGCACGATTCAGCGGGATCAATATACGTTCGGGCTGTTGGCGCTGCTCTATCTCGCCGCGGCCACCACCGAGCAGATTACCCACCTGGTGCAGTCGGCCGGCGTGCTCAAGGGCGGCTTTCTTTCCCGCTCGAGCGCCACGGCGGCCGACGGCAGCACCGCCATAGCCGGGGTAGCATCCGGCCCGGCCGCCGCGCCGAGCTCGCTTCCCGTTGCTCCGCCCACCGCGCCCCCGGCGGAGGTGGACGCGGCGCCCACGAATTTGCGCTAATGAGCCGGATCGAAACCGCCGCGGCGCTTAAAGCGCACCTCGCCGAAGCGGGCCGGTTGGCGGACGCCTTGACCGCCGACGAGGTGCCGGCTTCGGCCGTTGCTTCCCCGGTCGCCGCGCCGGCCGCGGATCAGGACGCGCGCGGCGCGTTCGCCGACTATGCGGAATTCTACGATTACCTGCGCGGAAATAAAATGCTCGGGCCGACAATCTCGCCAAGCGAGTTTGCGGGGTGCGACGCCATATTGAAGGCGTGCGCCCTGGTGCAAAGCCCGCTGGCGTACGCGGCCTACCAGCTAGCCACGCCCTACCTCGAGACGGCCCATACGATGCTGCCGGTAAAGGAAATTGGCGGCACGGCCTATTACACGCGCCTGTACGACGTGACGGGACAGAACCCCGCGCGTGCACGCGCCAACGGCAACACCGCGCCGGGCGACGGCGCCCGCTATTGCGGCCGGGGCCTGGTGCAGACCACCTGGAAAAACAACTACGCCCGCGCCGACAAACGGCTGCACGAGCTCGGCATATTGAAGCCCGGCGAAAGCCTGGTCGAGACGCCCGACCTCGCTTTGCGGCCCGACGTGGCCGCGGCCATGCTTACCGTTGGCATGCAAGAAGGCTGGTTTACCGGAAAAAAACTCGCCGACTATTTGCCCGCGACCGGGCCCGCGACAGCGCCCGCCTTCACGCAGGCGCGCCGCATAATCAACGGGCAGGATCGGGCCGCCGATATCGCCAGCTACGCGATGCAATTTCAAGCCGCGCTGCAGGCCGGCGGATGGAGGTTCTAAAATGCTCGAATTGCTCGGCACCATCGGCGGCGTTGTCGGCCTGAACCCGCTCGGCAAGGCGGCAAAAATCGTGGGCGGTCTGTTCGCCGCGTTCGCCCTCGTCGGTACGTTTCTGGCGGCCAAGGCCCTGTACGACCACCGGGTGATTTCCAATCATGACGCGAAGCAGGTTGCGGCAACGGCAAAGGCCGACCGCAAGGCGGACGCCAAGGCCGCTGACGAGCGCCGCGTAGACGACTCGAGATTAGGGGCCGAAGCCACGGCCCTGGAACAAGTGGAGGTATCCCATGCTACGGACGACGCTCGTACTCGCCGCATTGCTCGCCAGCAGTGCCTGCGCGCCCAACAGGCCGCCCGCGCCAGCGGAAGCCAGCCACCCGCCTGCCGCTGATTTCGCTCCGGAGTCGTGCCCGGCCGAGCCGTCGGCGCTCACCGACGAGCAGGCCGGCAGCGACCAGGGCGAAGAGCTCGAGCAGGACTTTAACCGGGGCGTGCTCGTCGCCGGCCGTGCCTGCCGGGACGCATGGGGCCGCATTTGCCGGTGGCACGTGCAGCGCGGCATGACGGGCGTTTCCTGCCCGGCCGCCCCCGGTCGGCCGACCTCGTGGCTGGTGCCGCGAAGGTCGGCCGTGTCGCAGGGTTAGCGGCGCAGCAAATCGTAGAGGCGGGCCGCCGTTTCGTCATGCACGCCCCGAAAAGCGGCGTTCAGCACAACGGCTTTCGAGTCCTCGCCCGCTTCTCGATATTCGCCCTCGAGCCGACGAACCGCCGCGTAGACGCGCAGCGACTTTTCCGTCTCGCTCAATTCCCGCGCCGGCACGGCGGTGGGAACGTGCAGGAGAAATTCGCGACCCGGCGGGGATCCGCTCGCCGCGGCGCTCGCCTGAACCGCCACAAGGTCGGCGCCGCGAAGCTCGATACGGTCGACGTTCGGCACCTTGCCGCAGGAGTGGGTGACGGTGATCCGGCCGCCCGCTCGGCGGGCCGACCAGCTATAGAGCCTGTCCATGGTAGAAAATCCTCGCTTAGCGCCGGGCGATTCGCCGGCCGACCTAGCTTTGGCCAATTTTTGGCCAGCCGTCAACCCTTGCGGTAACGCTTCCCTCGCCACCCGCCGGTCGCCCGGATCGGCCAGCCCTGCGCCCACCGCTCCGTCGGCAGCATAAGCCGCTCGAATTCCTCGATAGACCCGGTGCCTACCGGCACCTCGCCTACGATTTCATCGTAGACGTGGAGGACGGTCGGATAACCGGCCGCCCGCAGGCGGATAATGGCACCGCGCAGAATATCGTGGGCTATGGCCTGGTCGGCGTTCTCGTAAATCCGGCTCCCCCACGTGGCCATACGAACCCACCCGGTGGGCCCGTATTTGGGATTCGAATTCCACGTCATGTAGGAGATTGCGAGCGTGCCCGGCCGGTTGTTTGAGGGCTCGAGTCGGGGGTGCCAGTATTTGATTTCGCGCCCGCTCGGCAGCACCATGCGCAGAATATCGCCGCGGACGTAAAAGCCGATTTCGACCGGGAACGGGGCCACGCCGCCGACGCTCGGCGGATTCGGCACCTGATAGCTCCCCGGATCCTGAATCGCCCGAATAACGGCGCCTTCGATCCCGTACAATTCCTCCCGCCATTGCCAGCCGTCGCGCACGCGCTGGCCGCCCCAATGCGCGACGATTTGCGGCGACGCGTCGCGCCAAGCCCGGATGATAGAAACTATCTCCGCTTCCGTCTTAGTCGCTTCGTTCGGATCGAAGGCGCGCCATGCGCCCTCCCACCCGCCATAGCCTAGGGCGAGCTCGGCGATTTTCCCCACTAGCTGGCGGTCGTCGTGGTGCTCGCCGTGCGCGGCCTTGTAATCGATATACCATTGGTAGTCGCGGCCGGTAATTTTCGACGCCGACGCTAGGTAGATATCCTTTCCGGCGGCGAGCGTTTCCCGGCGCCATTGTTCGCCCGATATTTCCGCCGCTACCACGGCCTCGATAGCGCTGTAGTCGGACGCGATTAGCTCGTAGCCTTCGGGTGCGATTTCGTCGGGCTCGTCGGACGCCACGAACAGGCCGCGCAAGCATCCGGCGATGGCTAGGAGCGCGTCGCCGAAAAACCATTCGACCAGGCCGAGCGACCGGCTCCGCATTATCTCGAGCACGTGCGGCACCATTTCCGGCAGCCATTGCTTTTTGCGCTCTATCGGCGGCGCCGGGACGTAGCACCAGGGGCAGGCCGTTACGTCCGGTCGGTGGGGGCGCTTGCAGGCGCCGCACGTCACCAGCTTAGGCCCGGTGCGCGGCATGTTGAGCGGCTGCGCGCCTTCCCCGGTCGGCCGGCCGGTGCGCGCGCCGTGGTGGACGATCAGATTTCGCACCCGGTTGTCGGCGCTCGCCGAATATTCCATGGCGTAGAGCTTTTTCACGCTCGCCGAGCCTATAAGGCTCCGTATTTCGAGCACCCGGCGAGCGTGGGGCGGCAACTCCGGTTTTTTAAGGTAGAGCTCCACCGTATCGCTTTGCATATCGGGGAGGTGGACGCCCACGCCCGCCAGCCACCCCCGAATCTCCGCTAGCTGGCCCGCCTCGAGCCCGCCCGTAATGCGCCTGCATTCCTCGCCGTAGGACGCCAGCGCTTCCTCGAGCACGGCGATACAGTCGCGCACCGCCGGGCGATCGATACCAAGCCCGCGGTGGTTTATCTCCTGGTCGATCTGCCAGAAATACAGTTCGGCTGCCGTCATGGGCTCCATTCGAGCCGCCGCGCCCTGTTCGGTGCGCACGTCGCCGTCGCAGTAGCCGTAGAGTCGTTCCGCGTCCTCCGGTTCATCCTCGGGTCGGATCCGGCGCCGGTCGTCCGCCTTGGTCGGGTTGCGCGGCACGCTGAACTTATCGAGCAGCCGCTTTCCGTCTTTGTCTTTTTGCACCTCGAGTCGCAACACCGCGCCTAGATTGCCGAGCGCCCCGGGAAGATTATTCACATGGGCCGTGGCCATGCTGCAGCGCAACTGATAGGGATTTAGCGGAGGGAACCCGTACTTTTTGACGCAGACGTTTTCCCATACCAGCCGTTCAAACATGGCGTGGTGCGCTTCGATTGTCCCGCCGCGGGCGAGGTAGTCGAACAGGTCATGCGGCAAGGGCATGCCCGGCCGCCAGCGCCGCAACCCGGCGCCAATATCGTAGGAGAGGGTTAGAACCTCCGTCGTCGGGTGCTCGGTGTAGACCGACGAGCCGACCAGCTTGAGCCCGCGCTTTTGAGGCGGCGCACCGGGCGGCGGCACCCATCGCCTGCGCGTCTCGTCAAAGACTAAGCCCGCCTCGCTATACGTCTCGAAATCAAACGTAGGTTCGCCGCTCGAAACGGACGAAAGCAGGCCGGCGAAATCGACCATTTAGGCGGCGGAGCCGAAGCCGTGTTGCTGTAGTTCGCCGAGCGCTTCCATTTCTTCCGTAGTAAGGCCCTCGTCGCTTTTCGGGGGCTGCCAATATCGCTTGCTGCCTCCCGGCGCGATAACGAGCGTAAAGCCGGCCTTGATTAGTAGGCGATAAGCATTTTGCGCCGGAAAATCCGGCAATACAGAACGCAAATTTTCGGGAATGTCGACTGCTCGGCGCATATCGAATACGTGCCAGACGAAAGGTTCCGAATCGAATGTGGCTACGTGGGTCGCGCCGTTGGGGATTTCGTGCCCGGTGCCGAAAATTTGAAATTGGGCGGGTTCGGCGGGCTGTTCGCTATCCACCTCCGCCCAAATTGTCGGCACTCCCTTGCGAGGGCCCGGGTCTAGCGGGCCGCGAAATTCGAACGCGAAATGTCGCACCACGGCGGCACGAGGCATTTGGACGGTACACGCGTAGCCGTTCTCCCCTGTGAATTTGAGCGGGAATTTCCAAATTGTGCGCATAGGATCCTCGCTAAAGGTGGACCCGGGGCGGCATTGGCGCACCGCCCCGGGAGGTTATTCCGCTATTCTCGCCTGGCGTACGCAAGCCCCGGCCCGACGAGTTGACGCTTGCACGCATAACGGCAATTTCTAGGCGGCACCGACCCGCCCGAATGAATGGGCCGGGGCTAGCCGGTTATTGCATCATGCCGTGCGCGCGCAACGTCTCGTCGGTCCACCCCGCGGCAATCATGGCCTCGTAGGTGGAGCCGTTCGCCGGGGGCAGCATCACCCTAGAAGGGGATGGAGTCGCAGGCGGGACAGAAGGTGGAGTAGCCGGGGGGGAGGGGGCAGCGGCAGTCGGCGCAGGTGCCCCCGGCGTAGGGCCCGTGCCGGGCGCCATGTAGCCGGTATAGGGCGCGGCGGGCGGGGCACCCGGCGCGGCCGGGACGCTCGGTGGCGTGGCCGGAACGACGGGCGCGGGCGCCGGGTAGCGTGCCGCCATATCGGCCTGCGTCAGCACTTCCTGCCCGCGGTAATAATAGCCGGGCGAATTGGGATGGGGCACCCACCCGTCGGTCGTCGCCGCGGCGAGCGGGTCATGTGGCGGCGCGGCGGCGGCGGCGGGCGGCACCACCGGGGCCGGAGCGGGAGGGGCCGCGGGAGGGGCCGCGGGCGGAGCGCCCGGCGCGGCCGGCGCACCGTTGGCCGGCGGAGTAATCGGCGCGGCGGAAGCTCCGGCGGGGAGCGCGGCCGGGGCGGCGCCGAACGCCTGCCCGGCGTCGGGTCCGCTCTGGATTTCCGGACCATAGCCGGCGAGCTCCACCATATCGAGGTTCAGGTAGAGCCCCGGCTTGGCCTGGTCGCTGTTGCCTTCCATGCTTCCCGAAACGCGAATGTAATAGCCGCGGCGAACGACGTTCTTTTCCTGAATTTGCTCGTTCGCCGCATATTTGCCGGCGTAGAAGCACCGAGGCGGATAGGCCGACGCAAACCGCACGATATAGTGGCCGGGAAAATTCTCGTAGTCGCACCACCGCTTGGGGGGCACGGCCTGCGAATAATTCGTGCTGTCGCCGTCGATCACCTTGAAGGCGAAATCCTGTCGGATGCAGCCGCCGTTGGGGGCGCCGGGCTGCGGCCCGTTGGGGAACAACGCCGGGAAATCGGCCGCCGCCTTGGTAACGATTTCGGACCAGAAAGCCGGCCACGCGGGATCGTTCTTCGCGACGGCGCCGCCGATGTAGAATTGCGGATTCGGCTGGCCGGCGTTCGGGCCCGTCTTGACCACCCGGGGGCGGCCCTGCTGGTCCTTCGTCTGCGGCTCGTCCACGCTTCCCTGCAGGAGCCTCATAACGGGGCTCGTAAACCGTACTTTCGCCATGCTCGTTTTTCCCTTCCTCGGTTCAAATTCACTCGGGGCCAAACGCCAGCTTGGCCGCGTCGTCGTCAACGCGCACCAGGCGCAAGGCACCCATTGGTCTATCGGCATAAGCGGTAATGACGGACCCGTCAACGCCGGCCGTCTTGAGCGCCGCGCGCGCCTGGTTGGGGGTGACGGCTTCCTGCGGCTTGCGCAAATCGACGCCGAACATATCGCCGAGCGCGAACACCTCCGCCACCGGGGCCGTGAATTTCTCCCGCCCGCTCGCGTGCTGCGCGCTGAAAAAGGGAACCGGAGTGCCGCTGCGGATCAAGCCTAGGGCGTGTTCCTCAAGTCCGGTTTTCCTCGCCTCGAGCCGTTTTATGGCGTCGTCTATCTGGCGGAGCTCGAGCCCGACCGCGTGGGTAGGCAATTCGACCGGCTGCGCCTGTAGCGATACGTCCATGGCTATGGCGCCGGCCCGCTGCAGCGCCGGGCAAACGTGCCGGCCGGAGCAGTCCCGGCAGTGTGGGCCGGTCGTGTACGGAGCACCCGGGGCCATGCCTTCGAAGGCGGATTTACGGAGGCGAGATAAATAATCCGACGCCAAGCGCTCCCCGGAAAGCTGCCAGTAACGCAGCGGTCCTAAAGCATGGTAATTGCGCGGTTGCGCAATGGTGAATGTCACGGTCCATCCGCGCCAAGATAGCGGGTGGTCATAGGCAACGTCCGGGCTGTAACCTTCGCTATCGAAAATCGCTATGGCGTAATCGAGTAGTTGCCAATTCCCCACGGCGTCCACGAACCGGTGGCCGTATTTATAATCCCAGATATGTAGATGCTTTTTCGGCCGGTCCATAAGGTACGTGTCGGGCGTGCCGTAATTCGCCTCGTGCACGCTCGGCGCGAAAACCTTTTCTTCTACGCGCAGGGCTAGACCCGGGGACGCTGCCCGCAACGTGTCGCGAATATCTATCAAAATCTCTTGAGCACAATCGACCATTTCCGCGGTTATCGGGTGGCCGTTCGGCGCCGTGGCGCCCACCGGCACGTCGCGCCCGTTCAAAAGTTCGGCGACATAATAATGGGCCGCCGTGCCTTCCCGGGCTTCCTCGCTATCCTCCGGCGCCGGGTAGGCGGCCTGTAGCGCGACGGATCCGCGGCACCCTTGATCGGGGGCCCAAATATGCGCGCTTGAGGGAGCGAGCGGGGCGTGGTCGTTAATCGCCATCGCGTTTCTTTTCCTGCCGGGCGAGCCGTCGCGCCGCGCGCGCCTTCTCGCGGTTGTTTTCGTGGGGGACGCCGGCAAGCGAATTGCCGGCGTCCTTCGAATAGTCGGGCTTCTGGCACCGTATCGCGCGCTCGATAGCTCGAGCACCGAATATCCGGCCACCCACTTGGCGACTGCCGCCCGGATTCGTGTTACCCACGGTGCGCCTTACGCCGCCGGGACGACGGGCAGGAGCGCGTCGAACGACGGGATCAGGTCGGAGCGGTGCATCAGGTCGCGCACGCCGGTAATTCCGAGCGACTGCGCGATTTGCTGCGTTCCTTCCACGGTAAGCCCCCCGGTGGCCTGAAGCCCGGTAATTTTCCGCATAAGGTCGGCGAACGTAAGGCCGACCGGAGCGGCGGCCGGGGCCGCAGGCGGAGTCGCGGGCGCCGCCGGGGCGTCAGACGCAGCGGCGGCACCTTCCGTAGACGCCGTGGGGGCCGCAGCGCCGGTATCGTTCCCAACCGGGGGCGCCGGGGGGACGGTGGCGCCCGGCGCCTCGCCTCCCGTGCCGAGGTGGGCGCGCGACTGCTCGAGCGCGTCGGCCATGTTGTCGGCGGGCGCTCCACCCGCGGCGACCGGAACGACGGCCGGAGCCGCGGGAGGCGAGGCGGCCGGAGCCGCGGGAGGCGAGGCGGCCGGAGCCGCGGGAGGCGAGGCGGCCGGAGCCGCCATGGCCCGTTGAAGCTCGGCGGTGACGGACGCGACAAGCGCCGGGTCCACGCCCCGTTTCTGCCGCCACGTGTTGTCGGCGTTCTTTTTCGGCGGGCTCGAGTGAATGCGCCCGTCATGGGGCAGGCCGTGCTTATCGAGTTCCACCGTGCCGGTCGGGGCGGAAGGCGCAGGGGAAGCACCACCCCCACCGGCAGGCGGTGCCGCACCCGAAGCAGGGGCGGGGGGCGTCGGCGGCGTAGGGCTCGCCGCGGGCGCAGCCCCCGGCGGAAGGGCGGGGGGCTGGCCGAAAACCTGGTCAGGCGCCGCGCCGCCGGCAAAGGCCGCAGCCGGGTCGGCCGGGGCTTCCGCGTCGGGCTCGCCGTCGAGCTGCCGCACCATATTGTCGGTAACGGTTCCGAGCAGGGTCGGGCCGTGCAAAGCGAGAATGGCGGCCAGCGCCGCGGTGGCCGCGTTCCGGTCGCGCGGATCGAAAGAAAGCTGCATCGTTATTTCTCCGTCGGGGTTGACGGTCTAGCCATAGGCGGGCATTGACGAAGCCGTCAACCGATAATTTTAAGCGAGCGGAGCGTTGGTAGATTTTTGGGCGCGCACTACGAAATTCGATCCGGACGGCGCCCGGCTTGCGGACGGCCACTATTCTAGGCGAACCGTGGGGAGCCCTCAATTTATGCCGCCGGGAGAAACCATCGTGCTTGTCACGCCGGATAAGCTCGCCCTGTTCGGATGGTGGCGACCGCACCCGGGAAGCGGAATTAAGGCCATGAACGGGTTGGACGGCTGGACGTGCACTATTTTCCGCAACACCGGCCCGGTGCTTTCCAGCCGCTTAATCCTAGACGCCGAACTATGGCTTTATGGCGTCGATAGCGCGCCTTGCGGACCCGACGGGCTGATAACGTACGTATGGGATAGCAAGGTACGGACCGAAATTCCCGGTTATTGTTTTCGCCGTGCAGGGTATAGACGCACGGGGCGGTCGGCCGATAATAAAAAGACGCTCTTGCAAAAAAAGTGGCCGCCATGCGTGTAACCCCCCGCGCCGACCAATGGCAATTTATCGGCAACATACACCAGGCGTGGAATCAAGGCGCGCAAAATGTCGTCGGGGTGGCGTCAACCGGGTTTGGAAAAACGGTCTGCATCGGGCAAATTATAGAACAGGAAACCAAAGCTAGCTGCGTTATGGCCCATAGGCAGGAGCTTGTAGGGCAAATATCGCTAACGCTCGCTCGGTACGGGATCCGCCACAATCTGATAGCTGCCGAAACGACGCGTCGGGCAATTGCCGCGGCGCACGTCGCCGAATTTGGCGCTTGTTTCTACACGCCGTCGGCCGCGTGCGCCGTCGCGGGCGTCGATACCCTCGTGCGCGCCGAGCTTAACCCGGCATGGCAAGCGCAAGTCTCGCTTACCATTCCCGACGAGGGCCACCACGTTGTCGTCGGGAATAAGTGGCACGCCGCGATGCAGCTATTTCCGAACGCCCGCGGGCTGCTACCGACCGCGACGCCAAGCCGAGCGGACGGCAAAGGGCTAGGCAGGCACGCCGACGGGGTGGCCGACGCCATGGTGCAGGGCCCGCCCATGCGGTGGCTAATCGATCAGGGATTTTTAACGGACTATCGGGTAATTTGCGTCGCCAGCGATTTGCAAATGCTTGAAGAGCGCCTAGGCAGCGGCGGCGATTGGACCGGCGAACAGCTAAAGCGGGCGGCGAAAAAGTCGCATATCGTCGGCGACGTGGTGCGCGAATATCTCCGGTGGTGCCCGGGGAAACGGCATATCACCTTCGCCCCGGATACCGAAACCGCCGCCGCCATGGCCGCCGCTTTCAACGCCGCGGGCGTTCCGGCCGCCTGTTTAACCGGCAAAACCCACGACCAGGTGCGCCGGCAAGCGCTCCGGCAATTCGAGCGCGGGGAAATTCTCGAAATTGTCGCGGTCGATATCATTAGCGAGGGCTTCGATTTGCCCGCGATTGAAGCGGCCAGCTTTGCGCGCCCGTCGGAATCGCTCGCCGTCGTCTGGCAGCAATTCGGCCGCACCCTACGGCCCATGCCGGGGAAAAGCCACGCGCTGATAATCGACCACGTGGGGAACCTCCTAAAGCCGCATATCGGCCTACCCGACCGGCCCCGGGTCTGGACGTTGGACCGCCGCGGCAGCCGGGCGAAAAAGGACAGCGACGCGATACCGCTGCGCGTCTGTGTCGAATGCTACCAGCCCTACGAGCGCATTTACCGGGAGTGCCCCCATTGCGGCCACTATCCCGAGCCGGAGGGCCGTAGCGGGCCGGCCATGGTGGACGGCGATCTAGCGGAAATGGCCCCCGACGTGCTGGCCGCCATGCGGGGTTTCGTAGCGGAAGCGACACAAAGTGTGGAGGACTACCGGTGGTCGCTAGGACAGACCGGCCTGCCGAGCACCTACGTAATGTCACACGTCAAGCACCATGCCGAGCGACTCGAGTCGCTAGCGGCCCTGCGCGAAGCTATGGCGATATGGGGCGGCGTACAGCGGGCGGCCGGGCTGGACGATGCGCAAATGCAACGGCTCTTCTATTTGCGCTTCGGGGTGGACGTAATGACGGCGCAGGCGCTCAAACGGGCGGAGGCGCAAGCCCTGCTCGAGCGGGTGGCGGCGACAATTTAGCGAGGTGGAAATATGACGAGCAACAGCGCAGATGAAATAGCTAGGTTACGGCGTCGGATTGCGTCGAATAAGGGTAAGGCGAAACGTGCGCGCGCCACCCGCGAGCGGTTGCTTTGGGCTATCGAGTCCGCAAACGCGCAGGTACGTTTCGACCAGGCTCAAATTATCGCCATGGGCGGGAAGGTACGCAAATGAGGGTCGCCGTCGAAATGAAAACATGGGCGCTTCGGCACCACGTTTCACTTGAGGCGCTAGCCGAGCTCGCCGACTTGCTCGGCGCCCCGACGCAGCCGAACGACACGGGGGCCGGATCCGAAAGCCTCGTCGCCTCGCAGGTTCGCCTAGCGGCGCCGGCCCTCGGCATGCGCCTATTCCGCAACAACGTGGGGGTGCTGAAAAACGAAGCGGGGACGCCGGTTCGGTACGGGCTGGCGAACGATAGCCCGGCGCTAAATAAAAAGCTGAAAAGCAGCGATCTAATCGGCTGGCGGCGATTCGAAATCCAGCCGCAGCACGTCGGTAGCTGCATTGCGCAATTCGTCGCGCTCGAAACGAAGCGGCAGGGGTGGGCCTACACCGGGGACGACCGGGAACAGGCGCAGCAACGATTCCTCGCCCTGGTGCTCGCCGACGGCGGCCACGCCCGCTTTACCACCGGGCCGCACGAATTATGATTGTCGCCACTGCGACGGCGCGCGGATATCGCCCCAACCAGGTGCGCACGCGCTACGCCAAATTTATTCGTGGCGTCGGGTTCCGCTGGTGCGAAGTGGGCGACGACCGCCGCTACGACCTACGGCAAGGCACCTGCGCCGCAAGCGACCTACCGGGGCCCGTTATGAACGCCGCGCTAGACCGCGCCGGCTTTTACCCACCCTATGTAGAGTGGCCGTTGGATGGGTAAGCGGAGCGACTTTCCCCGGCGGAAAAACGACGCCTACGACACGTGGGATAAGCGCGTGCTCCCCCCGCTGTTGCCGCATCTGGTCGGCCGGCGCTTCGTGGAGCCCTGCGCCGGCCGCGGCGCCCTAATCGATTTGCTCGAGTCGGTCGGCCTGCAATGCGTCGCGGCGTTCGACGTGGAGCCGCGCCGCTTCGATATCGAGTGCGGCGACGCCACTACGGCAAGGCTGCCGCCGTGCGATATATCGATTACCAACCCCCCGTGGACTCGGCGGCTTATGCACGCCATCCTTAACAACCTCGCCGACCAGGGCCCGACCTGGGGCCTGTTCGACCACGCGTGGGCCGCGACGAAACAGGCCCGGCCGCTACTCAAGCGGTGCCACAAAATCGTCGTCGTCGGCCGGTTGCAGTGGGTGGAGGGGACGGAATACGACGCGCAGGATGATTGCTCCTGGTATCTGTTCGGCCCGGATCCGCCGCCGGCTCCGCTGTTTTTCGGTCGGGGTTGACGCTCCTGTCAGCTTCGCTTAGCAATACACCACGATACGAGGGCAGGAAATGAGCGAACGACTAGCACCCTACGCAGGCGCCGAGCGGCAAAGCGGCAAGGTCGCCGACCGCAACCGCCGCATTCTCGAGGCGGCGGCGGCTCTATCCGCCGAGCGCGGCTATACCAATATCACCCGGGCGGAGGTGGCAGCGCGCGCGGGCGTGGCCGACGGAAGCGTGAATAACGCTTTCGGCACCATGGACGGCTTGCGCGACGCGGTTATGGCCCACGCGGTGGAGAAGCACCACGCCGGTATCGTGGCGCAGGGGCTCGCCGCCCGGCACCCCGCGGCGTGCGACGCCCCGCAGTGGCTCAAGGATCAAGCGACCGCCGCGCTGGCGGCCTAGCCCCTTTTCGCGACCCTGAAATATTCAGCGCGGCCGGGATAACGGCCCGGCGCAAGGTGGAGTGCGAGGGTGCAAATACGAAACGGCCATTTTTTCCTAGGCGACTGTTTCGACCACATGCGGACCCTTGCCGATGGGTCGGTAGACCTCGTGCTTTGCGACCTCCCGTACGGCACCACGCAGAACCCGTGGGATTCGGTGTTGCCTCTCGACGCCTTGTGGCGCGAATATTGGCGGGTCTGCCGGCCGGGCGCCGCCGTCGTGCTTACCGCCAGCCAACCCTTTACGAGCGTGTTGGGTGCCTCGCAAATCGCGGCCCTACGCTATGAATGGGTGTGGCAAAAGACGACGGCCACGGGGCACCTGAACGCCAAGCGCCAGCCCATGAAAAAGCACGAGGTGGTGCTGGTGTTTTGTCGTTCGGCGCCGCCCTATTACCCGCAGGGGCTGGTCCCGCACAATAAAGTGGTGCGCCGCGGAAGCAACGGGGCCAATTTCGGCACCAGCGGCACCTCTAATTTCCAGGAGTGGACTAATTACCCGCGCTCCATTGTCGAGTTTGCCCTAGACGGTGACGGCTTCCACCCGACGCAGAAGCCCGTCGCGTTATTCGAATATCTGATTAGGACGTATAGCCAACCGGGCCAACTCGTGCTTGACAATACGGCCGGAAGCGGAACGACGGCGATTGCCGCCGAAGCCGCCGGGCGTCCATGGATTTGTATTGAGAAAGACCCGGACTATTATTGGCAAGCGATAGCTCGGCTTATAGACGATGCTTGAGTTGCCGCCCGCCTTAGCCGCGCTAGGCGCCTTTCGGCAGTTTGTCGTTTATCGCCTGGTGCCGAGCGCCAAGCCCGGTAAGATGGACAAGCTGCCTTGCGACCACCGGACCGGTCGCCTTCCCGCCAAGGGCAGCGGTGGCGTCCACAATCCGGAGATATGGACCGACTTTCCGACGGCGGCTGCCGCGGTGGCGGCGGGCCGTGGCGACGGGGTGGGCTTCGTTTTCACCGACTCGGACCCGTTCTTTTTCATCGATACCGACGGCGCGCTGCGTCCCGATAACACCTGGTCGCCGGGCGCCGTCGCGCTCGCGGCCCTTTTCCCCGGCGCCGCGGTGGAAACCTCGCTATCCGGCCGCGGCTTCCATATCATCGCTCGAGGCACGGCGCCGGCCCATACGAGCGGAAACGTCCCGTTCAGCGCCGATCCGGCCGACGGAAGCGTGGCGCTGTACACGTCCAAGCGGTTCGTTGCCCTTACCGGGCTGCAGGCGTCGGGTGACGCCGCGACGGAGCATACCGCGACGCTAGCCGCCCTGGTGCCGCAGTTCTTTCCGCCCGGGTCGGCGCCGGCCAGCGGTCCCGACGAGTGGACGAGCGAGCCCGTCGCCGAATGGGATGGACCGACCGATGACGACGATTTGATTCGCCGGGCGTTGGCGTCGGCCGACCGGTCTGCGGCAACGGCCTTCGGCGGCGAGGGCGTCAGCTTCCGCGATCTATGGGAAGCGAACGCCGACGCGCTGGCGAAAAAATGGCCGGGCGATAATAGCCCATACGACGCGTCAGTGGCCGACGCCGCCCTAGCTACCCACCTCGCTTTCTGGACCGGTAAAGACTGCGAGCGGATCCGCGCCCTTATGTACCGGTCGGCCCTCGTGCGCGACAAGTGGGAGGCGCGCGGGGAATATTACCTGCCGCGAACGATCCTGCGCGCGTGCGGAGTATCGACGGAGGTAGCCAAGGGCATATCGAAGCCGCTGCCGGCGCCGCCGTCGCCTGAAATCGCGGCCACTGCGGGAATAGAGCTACGAACGGAATTTGGCGAATTCATGGGCGCCGATATGCAAATGCTGCATTTCAAGGGCTGCGTCTACGTTCGCGCCGACGATAAGGTCTACACTCCGGATGGCGACCTACTGAATCAAAGCCGTTTCGACGCGACCTATGGGGGCTACCAGTTCATTATGGACGCGCAGGGGCAAAAGCTCGTCACCAGCGCATGGGAAGCCTTCACCCGCAATAGGGTCTACCGGGCGCCGCGGTGCCATAATCTGTGCTTTCGACCAGAGGTAGCGAGTGGCGCGCTAATTCACGAGGAAGGGCGAATTCTTCTAAATACCTACGTGCCTATCGAAACTCTACGAGTGGCCGGCGATCCAAGCCGCTTCCTCGATTTTCTAGCCAAACTATTGCCAGTGGAACGCGACCGCCGAATCCTCCTAAGCTATCTCGCGGCCATGAAACAGAACCCGGGATATAAATTCCAGTGGTGGCCGGTGCTACAAGGGGCGGAGGGCAACGGTAAATCGTTGCTCCTGCGGCTTATGTCGCACGCGATGGGGAACCGCTATACCCACCTCGTAGACGTGCACAAAATGGCCAAGCAGGGCACCGGCTTTAACGGGTGGGTGCAGGGTAATCTGTTCCTAGGCATTGAAGAGATTTACGTCGCCGAGCGCCGCGACTTTCTCGAGGCGTTCAAAGCCTACGTAACGAACGACCGGCTGCCGGTGGAGCGCAAGGGCGTAGACCAGGTGACGGGCGACAACCGCGTCAACGGGCTGTTGCTTACCAATCATCGCGACGGCGTGCCTATCAATATCGACGGTCGGCGATATGCGGTGTTCTACACGGCGCAGCAAACCGCCGCCGACGTGGAGCGGGACGGGATGGGAGGGGCCTATTTCCCCGATATGTACGATTGGCTAAAGGGCCGAAAAGCGTACGCCCACCTTGGCCCCAACTACGGCTACGCCGTCCTAAATAATTTCCTCGCCGCCTACGAGGTAGAAGCCGAATTCGACCCGGCCGGTCTATGCGTACGAGCTCCGGAAACCTCGAGCACCGCCGCCGCCCTGGTCGCATCGCGCGGGCGTGCCGAGCAGGAGATAGTGGAAGCTATCGAAAGCGGCCGGCCCGGGTTCGCCAACGGGTGGGTATCGAGCAAGGCGGTTGACGACCTCCTAGACCGGATCCGCGCCGCAGTGCCGCGATCTAAGCGCCGCGACTTGCTCGTGGGACTCGGGTACGATTACCACCCCCACCTGCCCGACGGTCGAACGAACGTCATCGTACAGCCCGACAACGCCAAGCCGCGGCTCTACGTCAAGGTGGGGCATATCCTCACAAATATCACCGGGGCGGCCGAAATCGCCAAGCGGTATCAGGCGGACCAGGGGCCCGGGGGCCAGACGGACGCCGAGCAGGCCTTTGGGCAGAAATAGGCGCTTGACGGGCCCGTCACTTTGGCGCAGCTTTCGAATCATCGCGGGCGTGGTGGAATGGTAGACGCGCCGGATTTAGGTTCCGGTGGCCGCAAGGCCGTAGGGGTTCAAGTCCCCTCGCCCGCACCAGGAACAAAGGGGATGGGAAATGGCGAACGGAATTTATCGTAAGAGTCGCGCCGAGCTCGAGGCGCTAGCTGCCGACGCGGCGGACCGCAAATTATGGGTAATCTTCAATCGCCTGGTGGCGGAGATTTCCAGCCGCGACCGGTACGACCGCGACGAGACAGCCCGGATGCAGGCCGCCGCCTGAACCGTGGGTATCGGAAAGCACCACTCGGCACGGCCCGCGACCACGACGTGGCTGACGCCACGGCCGATTATCGACGCGCTCGGCGGGTGGGCGTCGTTCGACCTCGACCCGTGCGCGGCGCCAGCCCCACGACCTTGGCCGACGGCAGCCTATATGAACGCCGAGCGCGACGAGTGCGGCCTTGGCTTTCCGTGGTGGGGCCGCGTATGGCTGAACCCGCCGTACACGGTCGCCGAGATTCGCCGATGGTTAGCGCGTCTGGCCGCCCACAACCGCGGCACCGCGTTGATATTCGCCCGCACCGAAACCGACGCTTTCCAGCGCTACGTATGGGGCGCGGCGACGGGGCTTTTGTTCCTCGCCGGGCGGCTGCATTTCCACCATGCCGACGGAGCCCGGGCGACCGAAAACGGAGGGGCGCCGAACGTCCTATGCGCCTACGGTCAAGACGACCTAGACCGCCTCGCCGCGGCCGACCTCCCCGGCGCGTTCGTGCCCCTCCGCTTTGCCCGGTTCGCTGTCGTGGCGGGCCTAGACCTGTCGTGGGCGCAGATTATGCGGGAGTGGGTGCGCCGTCAGCCCGGGCCCGTTTCGGTCGGCGACGCCTACCGGTTTTTCGCTCGTCATCCGAAAGCGAGCGGCAACCCAAACTGGCGGGCGAAGGTGCGGCAAAAATTAGCGCAGGTAGCGGAGCGCGTTGGCCCGAATCAGTACGTGCCAGCATGACGACAATCAACCTCCCGACCGGCCTAAAGTTGCGCACTTGCACTTGCGCGAAATGCGGTGGCCGGTGGCATGATTTCCCCGGCGCGTTCGCTCGGCAAAGTCGCCACGGCGCGCCATGCTGCGGTTCGCTGTATTGGGCAGAAGCCGCTTACCAGGGGGCAGTCGAGTGCGCCTCCTAGAGCCGGTTTTTGTCAACCTCGCCGCTTACCACGTCAACGCTTGGGATCCGGGCGACGGTCGGCCCATCGTCATAGGCATAAGCGGCGGCCGAAGCTCCGCCTACCAGGCATGGCACCTGATTAAAGCAAACCCGGATTGGCGGGAACGCGGGTGGCTATTCGTATTCGAAAACACCGGTCGGGAGCTCGAGGAAACGCTAATTTTCGTCAACGCCCTAGACCTGCATCTAGGGCTTGGTATTATATGGCTGGAATATGACCCGACGGCACTCGGCAAAGTAAAGATAGTTACGTTTGAAACGGCGGCGCGAAACGGCGAGCCTTTCGACGCGTTACTAAACGAAGTTATAGAGAAGCGAAAAGACGGCACGCGCGGGCTTAGACCTTTGCCGAATCCAAAAGCAAAACACTGCACGGCTAACCTAAAAGTTAAAGCATTGCATAAATACCTTAGAATTCATCTAGGGTGGAAAATGCAGTATTACGCGGTGCTCGGATATCGTGCAGACAAACAAGATACTCCCCGCGTCCTACGAATGATCGAATCGAATAAGAAAGGCTGGCCCGCGGGCGGAAAGGGATTATTCCCCATGTACGAGGCGAGGGCTACCCAAGACGACGTGCAGGGTTTTTGGCTTTTCGCGCCCTTTGACTTAGGGCTAGATAGCAATTATGGAAATTGCGACTATTGCCTTGAGGTTTCGACCTGGAAAAAGAAAGAACGAATGCTGCTCGAGGCGATATCGTGCGGGATCATTCCGCGGCCGGGCGCAGCGCCACCGCCTCGTCTCGCCTGGTGGATTGCTTACGAGGAGCGGAAAAGCGACCGACCGGGCACGTTCAATTTCCGTCACCCGACCTACCGGCAGCTATGGGAGCAGGTATGCGCCGGCAACATGGCGTCGGCCATTAAGGAAAACGTCAACGACGTTTGCCGCTCGTGCAGCGACTAAGCAATCATGACGAGGCGTGCCGACGCCGATTCGAGTGCCTGCCGCCGCCAAGCGGTAAGTGCCGGCCTTCGCCCGAACGCATGGCAGCGCTCCGGCAATGGATGGAGGAATGCACGTGCACCGCGGCGCAGTCTTAGCCTTCCCCGGATCCGACGGCGAGCCGCGGGCGCGGTTGATCCTCGAGCGCGTCAAATGGGAGGCGGAGCATACCCGGCAATATCTCGTCAGCGGGCCCCCGCGCACCGCGGCGTGGCTTATGTGCAACCCGTCGCGCGCGTCGCACCTGATAGACGATCCGACCGCCGGCCGCGTCGTCCACCATAGCGGCAGGAACGGTTGCCCTCGTAGCCTGGTCGGCAACGTATGGCCGCTGCGCACGCCCTACCCGACCGACCTATGGGCCGCCCTCGCCCGCGGCGAGCTAAGCGAGGAAATGCGCCGCGCCAATCTCGAGGCGCTAACGATGATCGGCGGGCAGGCCGATATTCACGTGGTCGCGTTCGGTGCCGCACCAGGCGACCGCGACCGGGTGGCCGTGGCGCAGGCGCTCGAGGCGTTCAGCCTAGGCCATACCGTGCCGCTCTACTGTCTCGGCACCACCCCGAGCGGGCAACCGCTCCACCCCCTCGCCCGCGGCAAATTCGCGGTGCGCAACGATACCGACCTGCAGCTATGGAAACCGGCTGCCCCGGTGAAAACGTGGGATGAGGTGTTTAGCGACAAGGTGCGGGTGGACGGCGGGTGGCGCGACACGAATTTGACGCCCGCCCCGACGCCGGGTAATTAGGCCCCATGCGCGGCCTCGCCCTTCTGCTTGCCTTCGCCCTTTTGCTGCTGGTGCTGCGCTGTACGCGCGACGACGCCGAGCATGCCGCCTGGTCGGCCCGGGTAGACCAAATCGAGGCGGACGTAGACGAAGGCCGCGAATAGACCGTGGCGAAGCCGAAAAAGCTGGGCCGGAAGCGCTACCCGCTCCTCCTAATCGAGTGGGAGGATAGCTGCACGTCGATAGGCTCGTGGACGCCCACCACGGACGTTCCCCGCAATCCTCCCCCGGTGCTGATAGCGACCGTTGGATGGCTTCTCCGGCGCCGCAAACGATCCGTTACGGTGGTGCAGAACGTCGGCGGCCTACAGGGTCGCGGCCGGCCTCAAGTCTGCAGCGCGATGACAATACCGACCGGGTGTATCATCCGAGAAACGGTACTCGACCAGGGCTAGCAATTAAAAGTTGACGGCTTCGTCAATTTCGCTAGGGTGCCTCTATCGGAAGCGAATCGGAGCGAAAAATGCTTTCCCCCAAGGACCAAATAGCTCGGAACCGTCGCCTTCAGCGGCGCCCGTCCGACTGGCGGGCAGTCTTGCGTCGCCCTCTTATGCCGCACGAGCAGGACCGGGCCGAACGCGAATGCGCGGAACTTGGCCTTGATCCTAGCGCTCCGTTTGATGCCGCTACTTTCGACGCGGCTCTACGGAAAACGCGCTCGTGACGCTCGAGGCCGCTACAATGGGCGCCGACCGCAGCGCCAGCCGGGAGGTGCGCAACCCTATTTTGGCGTTGCCCGCGGCGCAGGAGCTTCTAGCCCTGCCGCTCGATCAACGGCGGATCCTGAAACGGCTATTGCGCGAATTGAAGGCGCAATGTCGCGACCAGGAGCGCAAAGCCTACAGCAAGCGAAAGGGCCCGATGACCGCCTATTTTATGGCGTGCGGCACCTATGCGGGACATATCGCAAACGTAATGGCGGAGGGACGGTAAAATGGCAGGGCAGATTTATAGCGCGTTACGCCCGGGCGACGTTATCGTGGTGACGTTCGGTAGCCGTGGAACGCAATTCGCCGTCGTCCACCGTGGGCCGGCTTTGGGTTCGCTCGTCAAAGTCCGCAAGTGGCGGGCGAAATCGAACAAATGGACGCAGCCGGTTGCTATCGGTTCCGGCGAGGTGGTGCGCCGCGCCACGCAAGTTGAAGCCGCTAAACTCCCGACGGTGCGATAATGGCAAAGCTAGCCGATATTCGGGTGGAGGCGCGCAATAAGCACGACTCCCATATTATGCACCAGGCCACTTATCCCTGCTCGGTCGATAGCGGTGGAATTTTCCGGGCTGAAATTGAGGAAGCGATATTCGCCACAATCAAGCGCATTTGCGAGCAACGGCCCGACCTCGGGTGCAAAGCTGAATCGCTCGCCAGTCGCGGGCGAGCAGGAGTTAAATTTGTCGTAGCCGGCGCTACGTTGCGAAACGTCGAAACGATCCTGCGAGAGTACGGTAGCGCGCTGGTCGAGGCGGACGTAAAGCGCGAATTGCGGATATTCTATACGCTCGAGCTCGGCGCCAGCTATTACCGCACGGCCGGCGGCGAGCTTTTGCCGAATGCTCGAGGCGTGCCCGATTACGGCAAAGACGGCGGCCAGTGGCACGGCGACCCAACGACTAACTGCTATGGCCGCGATGCCGGCTTTCGGGTTGGCGTGGGCGCTCGAGTCGTCCTGGTAACGACCGTTACACCCAAAAGCGGGGACGCGGCGATATCTTACGACCGCGCTCCGGACGCCGAGTTAGGGGAGTGGGCCCGCGCTCTACACGAGTGGACCGGGCAACCGTTCCCGCAGCAGTCTTTCGGCTCGGCAAGCAAAATGCGCTCGATCCCCTACACCGAGGAAGGCGCTAAAATGTTCGCGGACGTGCTGCGCGGTCTGGTGAAAATTGCCGATATGCTTGAGCGCAGCCTGGACGACGCCGACCAATTACCGGCGTTGCTTGCCGGTGGCGGCCTTCTCCTGCTCGGCTCGAGCTAGACAACCGTGAAGGGACAAATGATGGCAACCGACAAGCAAAATCCAAACGTGCCGCGGTGGGCGTTCGAAGCGGTCGAACGGGAACGATGCGCGCACTACGGGCTTGAGCCGAATCCGCTCAATATCGACTTATGGATGGCCGCACCCGAGGCTTGGCGCACCGAAAATGCGTGGGCAGCCTACATCGCGCAGCACTCCCCGATTCCGGAGCAAGACGAGCCGAAGCGGTGCGGTTTACGAGTGTGTGGCGTCACCTGCTACGGTCCGATATCCAACGGCAAGTGCGGTCGGTGCGGTGCCTTGACCGTCGGACTATCTGAACGCGAGTTGCCGGAGCTCCATCCGGTCGCCTATCGCTATCGGTACGTCTACCACCAGCAGGGGCGCGTCGGAAACTGGCAGGTTCGGCAGCGGCCCATCGCTTCGTCGCCGGGATCCGCGACCATGGCCGGCGTGGACGTGCAGCCGCTCTACATCGCGCCGCCGCTTGCGCTCGAGGATCGAATGCGCGACGTTTCCGGCCGCCTCGAGCGTTATCTGGACCGACGCCGTGCCGACGGGAAAGGCCCCGACCGTGGCTAATCATGGTCCCTGGTGCGATTGCCCCGCTTGTGAAGCCGACCGGCTGCCCCCGCAAGGCACGCTCCGGACTGAAAATCGCGTAACGGACCAAGCGCCCGGCTACGGGTGGTCGCTCGCCATGCGCTCGGAAATCGACCGGCTGCGCGGTAAACCGGCCATGCTCGTGGAATTAAGAGGCGAAACTCCCGACGATATAAAGCGGGAATTCGCTAATCTGCTCGAGCAACTAGGATGGGAGTAACGCCGGCCCACGAGCGCGGCGCGCGGGCGTCGTCGGCCATGAAAAAACGCCCACTAAGAGAAAAGCGACTCGAGGTGGGGGACCAGGTGGTGACGGTCCGCCCCACCCTAGCCCGCCATCCGGCGAAATATCTCTACGAGGTGCTTGTGGGCGACGAGCATCGGGGCTGGATAGGATACATAGACGATAGGCGCGTGCGCTGGCGGCGGTGGCGTGCTTATACGCATTTGCCCCGGCCGACGCATTACGGGACCGCGTTGTTAGGGCAATGGGGCGAGGCGAATATAGCCGGCGATACGCTCCTAGATATCGCGGCCAATTTCCCCGCTGCGGTGCAAGCGGGACAGCTACCAACCGAATCCCAGGCGCTAACCATCCTGCAGGCGGCGGACCAGGCGCGCCGAGACGATAAAGCTCGCTATGCTCGGCAAGACGCCGAGCGCAAACGAGAAGCGGCCGAATTCGACCGGCAACAGGCCGAAGCGCTCGAGGCGGTGCAGTCTATCCGCACATGGTCCGAGGACGGTAAATTAAGCAATTTCGAAATTAGCGGTCTTGAGTGGCTAATTGCGAACCTTGCTAAATTAAAGCGGCGCTAGTCTCGCTTCGGGGGCGGTTCGGGGGCGCTCCTATGGGGGCGTTAATTCCCTAGGTGCGACAATGGGTTAGCGGAAAAATCCCCCGTGCCCCCCGTGCCCCCCGTAGAAAGCGCCAAGTTAGCGCGTAAGCGCGCAAGCGAGCGCGGGCGTACGAACAGTAGTTGTTTCTATGGGGGATCGGGGGATTATTCTCTTAACTAATTGAAAACAAACGATTAAAACCATCCCCCATAGGGTTCCCCCATAGAGCCCCCATAGGAAAGCTACGGGGGAAATTATCGCCTCTCTTGTCGTCGGGCCGAGTGTGACGTATCTGTCAGCCCCGTATGGCAACGGAAACCGCCCCTCTACCGCCCCCCGGAGCCGCCCCGGGAATTTCCGCAGCGGCGGCGACCCCCTCGTGGAATGACGGGCTAACCGCTAAAGAGGCGGCATTTGTGGAGCATTACGCCCGCTACCGGAACGCCACCCAAGCCTATGGTCATGCGTACGATTGCGCCGGCTCGAGCTACGATACGCGCTCCACCGAAGGGCGGCGGTTGCTTAAAAAGCCGGAAATCCAGGCGGCGATTAAGGCCCGGCAGGAGGCGGCGACGCAGGAAGCGGGCGTAGACGTGGGATGGCTTCTGCAGCGCTTCGTGGACGTGGCGACGGCGGACCCGCGCGAATTGATCGGGCTCAAGGTCGGCTGTTGCCGGTATTGCTACGGCGACGGCTTCGGCTATCAGTGGCGGGAGCGCGAATATCTCGAAAAGTGCGAGGAAGCCGAATTGCTGGCGAAGGAAGCCAAGCCGTTTATGCAGTCGACGGTGCGCTACCCGGATATAGCGGGCGGGTTCGGCTTCAACGCCACCCACCCACCGCGGCCCGACTGTCCCGAGTGCCACGGCGAGGGCGTGGAGCGCTTCGTGCCCCGCGACACGGACAACCTAAGCGACCAGGCCGCCTTGCTCTACGGGGGCGTCAAGGTGAAGAAAGACGGCTACGAAATCATCATAGCCGACCAGGCCAAGGCCGCCGAGCTCGCCGGCCGGATCCTCGGGGCGTTTACCGACAAGGTGCGGCTATCGGGGGCCCTAGGCCACATGCACGCCATAGCCGACTTGCGAGACGTGGACCCGATGGAGGCCGCCCGGGTCTACCGCGAATTCGTCGCCGGCCACCTCGCCGCCTAGTTGACAGGCCCGTCAACGCTCGGCTAGCTCGCTCGCCTCCTATAGCGAGGACGATTCGGCATGCTGGAAATTCTGAAATTCATCTTCTCGTCGCCCTACGTTTGGGCCGGAACGGTAATCCTCATCGCGACCGTCGGCCTGTCGTTCAGCGGGATCCTCGCCGCCTATCTCTTTTGGGCGGACCGGTAATGCCCGGCATTGGGGCGTTGCTCCTCTCCCGGGCCCTTACCTATCCGGTAACGCCTGATTCGGCTCGCCGCCTGGTGGCGGATTACCGAGCGGCCCACCCGGATATCGCGGCGCTCGCCGCCGTCCACTTTTCGGAACCGGCCACCGTCACCCGCAACACGGCGCCCGGGGATATTCCCATTCCCATGGTGCTGCATTGCCCCCGGTGCGGGGTGCAGCATATTGACGAGGCGACGGAGGAATGGGCGAACCCGCCCCACCGCTCCCATGCGTGCCAAGCGCCGCGGTGCGGCTGTATCTGGCGGCCGGCGGACGTGGCTACGGCCGGCGTCGCGGCGCTCCCCACCTGCGGCAAGTCGGACAACTGGCGACCGGGCGATCCGACTCTAGCCGACCGATACCAAGGCTTGCGGGACTGCGCTTCGGGACGCGGCGCCCGGGGGCTGCTCGCATGACGAGGGCGAACGTCCCGCCGGACCACCCATGGCGCCAATATCCGAACCGACGGCGAGCGGGCAGCAACCCCCCGACCCTGCGGGAAAGACGCGTCGCCGAGATTATGGCCGAATGCGACTGCGGGGCGCCGGGGTGCCGGTCCAAGCCCGCCAGCGCCGAGGAAATCGGGGAGCGGCTAGGGCTGAAACCCGCCAACGTCCGCAACGTGCAGGCGTTGATCCGTAAGCGGCTAGGATGGCAGGCGGCGGCCCGGTAAATGCCGCCGCTGCATGCCAACGTCGGCCGCGCCGGTAGCCGGTGGGCGTCGGTAAAGCCCGCGCTCGAGCGATTCCGCGAAAAGTGCCGGTTCGATCCGACCACGGGCTGCGTTATCTGGACCGGAGCGAAAACAGCCGGTCGGGGAAATAGCGCCGTCTACGGTAAATTCCGGAACGAGTACGGCGAGTCGGAATATGCGCACCGCTACGCCGCTCGGGTCATTCATGGGCTCGATATCGCCGGGTTGACGGTCGGCCACTGTTGCCGGCCGGTCCCGAACACCCTTTGCGTGCAGCACCTTGAGGGCCAAGCGCTTGCTGACAACGTGGCGGAGGGCAACACCAGGCGGGCGGTGCAAAGCAACGACGAGCGGCAGCATTGGTTATTCGTCGCCCGCGGTATCTACGAGCCGGAGCCTATCGTAGCACCCCCGGCCGACCTGGTGCCTTTCTACGAGCCGCCGGCATGGTTAGGGCTTGACGCCGCCGTCAATTCCAGCGACGACGATTGCCCTTTCTAAGCGAGGTGATTCGGTAATGATTGATGCTCGGCTATGGATGGGCGAGCGCCCCAAATGCGCGCCGCCCGGCACCTTGACGGGCCCGGGTGGTCGGACCGTCACCTATCCGGTCTACGTGCTGTCGCCGGAGAATTTCGACCGGGCCGAGCAGGCGATAGCGCTTTGCCTGGCCCATGGCCTGCTAGCCCCGGCGCCCGGCCGTGGTTAAGCCCCCGACCAAGGCCGCGCTCGAGGCGGCGGAGCGGGAATGGCGGAAGGCGCTGGACGCGCACGCCGCCCATACCATGCACGGAATAATCAGCCACGGGGCCGAGCTAATCGCTAATTCCCGGTTGAGCCCTCTTATGGGCGGTTTGCCGACCGTTGAGATTGAGGGCCCGGACGGCGAGTGGCGCCGCTATTACGTTCGTCTAACGGAGGTGCCGGCGAAATGAGCGACCCCGAAATAGCGGTGCCCCGCGTTCCCGACCGCCGAGTGCCGGCGGGAACCTCCCCCGTCTACGATCCGCCCTACGGCAAAATAACCGGGCTGCCCGAACGCATAGGCCGGTGGCTGGACCGGCTGAAATCGCCGTCTCTGCCGTGGATCGGCCTAGGCTTAATCGAGGATTTGCGAATGGTTATGCGGATATTGAGCCTGCGCGAATTCGGCGAATTCCTCCGGAGCCGAGCGGGGATCGATAGCGAGTGGGGCGACGAGATCATAGCCGCGGCCGACGCCGCCGACGAGCTCGACCAACTGCAGGCGGATATCGAGAAGGCCGTACCGGTCGCGGTCGGGCAGGAATATGCCGACGCGGTGGAACAGGCGGCCAAGCTCGGCGACCGTATGCGCGCCGTGCTGGTCGAAACCGGAGCGCTTGCCGACGACGATACGGTGACGGATCCGGCCGACCTATTGCGGGCGCTCCTGTCATGAACCTACGCCTAGCCGGAAAAGAAATCGCTCGGGGCTGCGTTGCGCAGCAAATGGCCGCGGGTTTGGAACGCGCCTATTGTCGGGCCGTAGCGGCGCTAATCGCTATTGAGGGGGTCGATATGGTGGCGGCGTGGCGGTGGGCGCCTGTTCTGGACCGTCGTTCCCGGCATCATTTTGCGACCGGCGGGTTTGTGCGCGGCGGTGAAATGGAACGTCGGATAATGGAAGGGGGCTATAATTGCGCGGGGGAATATCGCTTAGCGCGCGCTCGTCCGGCGCAATGGCCGGACGACGTAGCCGTAGATACCCCTCGTAAATTGCCGCGCCGGCCATGACTTTGCGCCTGGTCCGCCTGCGACTCGAGATAACCGCGGCGCGCGTTCGGGCGGGCGTTTCGCCTTATGCCGGATTTTTCCGACCCCTAGACCGGAGCGCCACCCATGACGGCTAAAAGAGGCTTCGAAAACGTGCGAAAAGCCTTCAAATCGAAGGGCGACGACACGACTTTTAGCCGCTTCGTGAAGGTGAAAATCGCCCCGGGCGAGAAAAAGCACCTCCCCCGCAAGCAGTGGAAGCTGCCCGGGATCGACCGCGGCAACTCGTCTATTCAGGCTGGCCGCTCATTATTTCACGCGAAAGGCGTTAAATCGGTCGCAGCGGTCGGCCGGGTGCTCGTTTCGGGCCATAGCAATATCAAAATAGGCCGCGACGTGCGCAAAGGGCCCTTCCGCGGCTACTGGATATATACGCTATCGCTCGAGGAACGGGCCACGTGCCCGCGCTCGTGTCACCATTGGCGCACCTGCTACGGCAATAACATGCCCTATGCCAAGCGCGTGGAGCATGGGCCGGAGCTCGAGGCGGCGCTAGAGCGCGAAATCCCGGCGTTGCTTGGGATCCGCAACCGGCGGGGCGTCCTGGTGCGGCTACATGCGCTCGGCGATTTCTACTCGTGGGGCTATGTCGATTTCTGGCGGCGCATGCTCGCCCTTCACCCGCGCCTTGCCGTCTATGGCTACACCGCCCACGCTCCGGATAGCGAGATAGGCCGGGCCGTCGGCGCCATGAATCGGGCGTACCCGCAGCGGTGCTTTATCCGCTACAGCAACGGCGGGCTCGATACTGGATGCACCGTGCCTATCAGGTCGGTTGACCAAGCCGTCAACGCTATTGTATGCCCCGAACAAACCGGAAAGGTGGACGGCTGCGGCAAATGCGGCCTTTGCTGGCAGACGCCCCGGAATATCGCATTCATCGAACACTAAGCGAGGCGAGGAAATGAGCAGCGAACGACCGCACGGGACAATGGCCGGCGACGACCCGGTATTAGGCGCCGGTTCGGCAGCCAAACGCGACCATATTTTGGCGGAACGAATCGCCTTTATCGAGGCCGACCCGCGCCGGGCGGCGTTGTCGGCGATTACCGACCTTGGCACGTGCGGGGGTCGCGGCGGCTTGCAGAAAGCGGTCGATATCGCCAGCGCGGCCCTTGAGGCGGATTTTGAGCGGGAAAAACACGTCGGTAAAGCCGGCGGGTTCTGCCCGGAATGTGGCGCCCCCAATTATGGCGGCCCTCGCGAACGGAAGGAGAAATAATGGCTGGCGTAGATCGAGTCGTGCCGCACGCGGCGCACCACGCGCTTATGCAGGATCTCGGCGGCACCTGCGACCGCTTCGAAGCCGACGGCATGGCCAAGGTGGAGCAAATCGCGGTGTTGGCGCAGCTGATAGGCTCGCACATGCACTTTCTGCCCGCCGACGCGGGGTATACCCCGCAAATGATCCTCGAATTCGTCGCGCGCAATATTCACCTTGGGAATCAGCACGCGGCCGGCGGCGCAAATGTCGTGGCGGGCCTGGTCGGCGGTGAGGTGGCGGGCCATGGGTGACGAGGATTTTACCCGGCGTCCTTTAGCCGAAGGGCTGGAATGCACCGGCAGCCCGCCCCGCGGCATACCCCCGGTCGCCGGCCCTTCCTACCACGGGCAGCCTTACGACCCGCGCACCGACGGAAGTTTTGCGGCATGGGTTACGAGAGAACAGCGCGCGCGTTGGCAGCCGGTGCCGGGCGTCTACCGAGTCGACCAGGGCCGCAACCCGGTTGACGACCTCGAGCCGATTGTGCGCGACGTGGCCGCCCGCACGGGATACGAGGTGGACGAGGAAGCGCTATCCGCGGCACGAGCGCATTGCGACGAGCTCGTGCCGCTGCCGGTGCGCGATCTATGGACGTTCGACCAGGGGATAGCCTCGCCCCTTATGGCGCTCCTCGAGTCGTTCTGCCTCCACGTCACGCAAACTCGGCCGGCGAATCAGAATATCGGGCGGAACGAAAACGCCTATATCGACCGGTGGATGCTCGCCCGCAAAGGCGTCGTGCCGACCTATGACGATCCGGTCGCGCTATGGGGCGCCGCCGGCTTCATTCCGTCGGAACTGGAAAATCTTTACCTGCACGCCTACCATCGCGGCGACGCCGACGAGCCGCACGACCACCCGTGGGGCAACGCCTCGCTAGTCGTGCGCGGGTGGTATCGAGAGGCGGTATTTATCGACGGCAAGCTGGCGGGCCATTTCACCCGCCACCGCGGCGACGTGGTGCTGCGTTCGGCTACGGCGGTCCACGCGATTATCGACACGAGCGGCGATTGCCTTAGCCTGTTCGCCACTCTGCCGAAAGAACGCGATTGGGGCTTTCATACGGCCGACGGTTTCGTGCCGTGGCAGCAATTTGGTAAATCGAACGGAGAACGTAGACCATGACGACCGAACCGACCTATGGCCCAGGCGAGGTGCGCCCCGACGGCAAAATCATGACGGCCGGGGCGGGCGGCATGGACGGCTACCCCGTCGCCCACGGTGTCGTGCAGGTGACGCTTGACCAGGCGACCGCAGCGGAGCCTTTCGGCTGGCGCCGCGTGCCGAACACCGAAGCCGACGGAACCGTGCACGTCAGCCGATAACGAAAGGGAAAAAATGAACGACCACCCCGCCCCGCCGCCGTTGCCGGCCAGCCTGCTCGCCGATGTTCCCGCCCCGGCCCTGGTGCCCTACGCCTTCGGCGCGCTCCTGCTGCGGGTCGGCGATGACGGCACCATAGCCGCCGATATCGCTTGCGGGTACAATCATGGCCACTCGCGGGAAGCCGCGGAGTCGGAATTCGTGGCGCAGGTGCGCATCACCTACCCGGGCTGTTCGATTACGAAAGTTCTCGGAAGCGAGGTGCAGCCCCCGGCGTCGGCCGCGGGCGAGGCGAGTCCCCCCGAATCCGCGTGAACGTCCCGGCCTTCAATTTCCGCGACCCCGACTATACGGAGGTTTTCGCTGTTCGCGCCGAGCGCTTGCAGCGGATCCGCGCCGATAAGTCGGGGGAGCTCCTAAAGCACCTTCGCGCGTTTTACCGCACCGACGAGGGGATACCGCAATTTATCCACGATTGGGGGTGCACGTTCGATCCGCGCCTAGCCGAGCGCGGTCTGCCGTCGGTGGTGCCCTTCCTGCTATTCGAGAAGCAACGTGAGTGGATAAATTGGGTATTGGGCCGGTGGCGGGCGCAGGAGCCGGGCCTAACCGAGAAGTCGCGCGATATGGGCGTGTCATGGCTGGCAATATCAGTCGCGGTTACGCAATGCCTGTTTCTCGAAGGGCTCGTAATCGGCTTTGGTAGCCGTAAAGAGGAATACGTAGACAATTCGAAAAGTCCCAAGTCGCTATTTTGGAAAGCGCGCGAATTTATCAAGCTGGTGCCGCCGGAGTTTAGACCTGGTTGGTCGCTGGCGGAGGCTACTCATATGCGGATAAATTTTCCGCATACCGGATCGGCCATGACCGGGGAGGCGGGCGATAATATCGGCCGCGGCGACCGCGCAAGTTGGTATCTCGTGGACGAATCCGCGCATTTGGACCGCCCGCAGCTAGTAGACGCCTCGCTATCACAGACGACTAATTGCCGCATAGACGTTTCGACGCCTAAAGGAATGGCTAATCCGTTCGCGCAGAAGCGCTTTTCATGGCCAGCAAATCGAATTTTTATTTTCGATTGGCGCGATGATCCCCGCAAAGGCCCGGAATGGTATGCGAAGCAGGTAGAAGAGCTAGACCCGGTTATTCTGGCGCAGGAAGTAGACCGCGACTATACTGCGTCGGTACAAGGGCGCCTTATCCCGATGGCATGGATTCAATCCGCTATCGATTTGCACTTGACGCTCGGCATTGAACCGAGCGGCGCCCGTCGCGGCGCGCTGGACGTGGCTGACGAGGGCCCCGACCTCAACGCCTTCGCCGTCGGGCAGGGTATCCTAGTCGAAAACGTAACCGCCTGGTCGGGCAAAGGCGACGATATCGCCTACACCACCGCCAAAGCCTTCACGTTCTGCGACGTGCTAGGGCTTGAGGGGTTCGATTACGACGCCGACGGCCTAGGCGCGGGCGTTCGTGGCGACGCGCGCGTGCTGAACGAACAGCGCAACCACAAGCTAGACGTTCAGCCGTTCCGCGGATCCGGCGAGGTGGTCGATAAGGACAAGCCGATAGAGACAGCAGCGCCGCGGAATCTCAAGCCCGACCCGCAACGCCTCGAGCGCTTGAATGGCGATTATTTCCTCAACGCCAAGGCGCAGGCGTGGTTTTCCCTCCGGCTTCGTTTCCAGCGCTCCCACCGAGCGGTAGAAATGCACCAGGCGGGCGAGAATTGGCGAGCCGCCTACCACCCCGACGACCTGATAAGTCTCAATTCGAAAATGCCGGAGCTCGCGAAGGTGACGACGGAGCTAACGCAGCCGACGTACGGGCAGACGACGGCCGGCAAAATGATAATCGACAAGGCCCCCCGGCGACAAGGTGAGCCGCCCATGAAATCGCCTAACCACGGTGACGCGATTATGATTCGGTTCGCGCCACGAACGCATAAGCGGCGCTACAATTTGGGGGCTTTAGCCGACTAGGCCCCTATGCTACAGCCTGCGACCATGGGAAAAGTGCTATCGCTCGCCTCGTTCCGCGACGGCTACGCCAACCTTATGTCGCGGCTCGGCATGGGGCAGGACCGCAACACGGCGAGCGCCTATTTCGTCGCGCCGCTGTCGCAACAGCAAATCGAAGCGGCCTACCGCTCGTCGTGGCTTACCCGAAAGGTGCACGACCTGGTGCCCTTCGAAATGACGCGTGCCGGCCGGGCGTGGCAAGCGGAAGCGGATCAGATTGAAAAGCTCGAGACGGCCGAAACGGCGCTACAGCTTTGGCACAAGCTGCGCGCGGCCCTTACCACGGCGCGCCTGCACGGGGGCGCGGCCCTGGTGCTTGGCGTGCGACAGGGACAGCCGAGTACGGCGCTCAACGTCGAAACCATAACCGCGAATTCTCTGCGCTACGTCTTTGTCGCCAGCCGGCACCAGCTTACCGCTCCGCAGGGCTTCGATATCGACCCCGAAAGCGACTTTTTCGGGCAGCCGTCCATGTGGGAAATGCGGGGGGCGCGGGGCAACAGTGTGCAAATCCACCCCTCCCGCGTTATTCCCTTCCACGGGGCGCCGCTGCCGCCGGGCTCCGTCACAATGTCGCAGCTCGATCAGTTTTGGGGCGACCCGCTCCTAATTAGTATCAAATCGGCAATCGATAATGCCGAAACGTCGCAGGCCGCGGTCGCCACGCTCCTGCACGAAATGAAGCAAGACGTTATCAGTATTCCCGGCCTTACGGAGCTAATGGCGACGGCGGAGGGTGAGGAATTACTAGCGAAGCGCATTCGCATGATTTCCGAGCTCAAATCGCTGTTCAATGCGCTTCTGCTGGACGGGGGCGACGGCGGAGAAAACGGCGGTGGCGAGGTTTGGGAAACCCGGCAGCTATCGTTCGCGCAGCATCCGGAGCTATTGCGTTCGTTCGTCGGCATTGTGGCCGGTGCCGCGGATATCCCCGTCACGCGGCTAATGGGCGAGAGTCCGGGCGGCCTGCAATCCACCGGCAAGGGCGAGCAGGACGATTTCAACCGCATGATTTCGGCGAAGCAGACGGCGGATTTAGCGGGCCCGCTGGCGCGGCTTGACGAGGTGCTTATTCGCTCCACGCTCGGCACCCGCCCACCGGAAATATATTACGAATTCGGGGCGCTGGCCGAAAGCGACCCGAAGCAGGCCGCCGATATCGAAAAGCTCGAGGCTGAAACCGTCCAAATTTACGTCAACACGAACCTTATTCCGGCCGACGCGCTCGGCAAAGCCGCGGCCAACCGGCTTAAGGAAAGCGGCCGGTGGCCGGGGCTCGATACCGCGCTTGAGGAAAGCGAGCAGGAGCTAGGCGAGGCCAAGCTAGCCGCCGCCGAAGCAGCCCTGAATCCTCCCGACCCGCCGGTGGCCGCAAACGAAAACGACGTGCGCCAAATGGAAAAGCGGGAGACCGTCACCCGGGACCAGGCGCTAATCCTGCTCGCCGACGCGTCGCCTCGCACGTTGCGGGTGACTCGAGACGTTACGGACCGGGCCGGCATCGACGCGTGGGCGGCAGAAGAGAAAATCGGCCCGCTTGTCGGCAAATTGCGCGTCGTCATTTTCGAGAGTCGGCTGCCCGTCGATTGGATGAAAGCCGGCAGCTACGATTGGGGCGACGATGACGGCACTCTAACGATAGGCGAGGGCGGGCCCCGGATCGTGGAGCGCGACGGCGAAGGAAATACGGTGCTGCTGTTTTCGTCTAGCCGGCTCGGCTGGCGGCAACGCGAGCTTGCCCGGGTCGCCCTGCCGTCGGCGGTCTATGAATATGAATCGCTCGGCGACGGGGACTATCAGCCCGCGCTAGTGCTGGTCGCCGCGGCCCGCGGGGAAGCTCCGGACCTCCGGACCGTCAAGCCGTACCGCGGCAAGCTGGCGCTAGGTCCGGAAATTTTCGAGGAAATGGATTCGGCATGGCTGCCGCCCATGGGTGCCTAGCCCGTGCGGGTGAATGTCGCTCAAATGGCGCGCGCCGCCAAGGCGACCCGTCGGCCTAGCTTTACCGCACCGGCAATTACTCCCACGCGTGCGCAGCAAGGCGACCTGCAGCGAATTTACATGCAGGTAGTGCGAGAGTGGGCGCGCCTGGTGGTGGAGCGGATCCTACCGGCTTACGAGCGGGAACTGGCCGCCCCGGGGCGGCTAAGTGACGCGCGGCCGATTATCGACGCCGACCAGCTAGGGGGCGAACTGGAAAGCGCGGCGGCGGCGCTTACCCGCCTGGTGCTCGGCTTGGACGCCAGCCTAGAGGATTGGGAGGTGCGGGTAGAGGAATGGCACCGCGGCCGATTCGGGCAGCTATTTACGCCGGTCGGCGTGAAGCTGGATACGGTGCTAGGCCGCGGGGACGTGAAAGCTACCCTGCAGTCCACGCTCGGCGAAAATACGGCCCTCATTCGCTCGCTTAGCGACCAGTTGCGCAACGGGATAAGCGGGCACGTTTTCCGCGGCCTTACCGAGCGGCGCACGGCGGCCGACGTGGCACGCGATATTAAGCGCGAAACGGCCATGGCCACGCGCCGCGCCGAGCTAATCGCCGCCGACCAATTGCAGAAGCTAACCGGTCGGCTAGACCAGGAGCGGCAGGAACAGGTTGGAATTACGAAATTCGAGTGGGCCCATAGCCACAAGGCGAACCCCCGACCGGAACACGTCGCCCGCAATGGGAAAATTTACGCTTGGGATAGCGATGTAGCCAAGACCGATCCGCCCGGACGCGCCATACGGTGCGGGTGCCGCGCGCGTGCCGTGGTGGAGCTAGAAGGGGACGACGAGGCGACCTAAGGGGAGGGCGCCCGTTAAGACGCCCTCCATTGGGTTTCGAGTTTTCAGATTTTGGCCCCGGGCCGTAAGTCTATCCGGCAGTTGTCGGCCGGGGTTCAGTACCCCCCCCCCGAATGTCAATGCAACCATGAAATATCGACTCGTAGGGCTTGACGGAGCCGTCAGTTAATTTCGTTTGTCAAGGGGCCCTATTTTACGTTAATTCCCGCTGCCATGACGTTTCTTTGCGACCGCGCCACGATTTCGGGAGGGGCACGAATTACGCCGGAAGGCTATTTCGTGGCCGACGCCCTGGTGGCACGCGCGAACAATATTCAGGAGTATCGCGCCAGCGAGCTCGGCTTGACCGACCGCCAGCCCAACGACGTGGTGCGCGTGTTCCGGCCGGAGGGCGCGGTTTTCGCCGCCGATAGCGTGCGGACCGCCGTTCGCCTCCCCATTACCCTAGACCACCCCGTCAAAGACGGCCGGCCGGTCATGGTGGACGCCACGAACTGGCGCGAATACGCCGGAGGACAGACCGGCGAGGACGTGCTGCGGGATGGGGAGTTTCTACGCGTCCCGCTTCGGATCACCGACGCCGACGCCGTGCGCTCGGTGAAAGACGAGCGGCAGGAATTCTCGCTCGGCTATACCGCCAAAATCAGCATGGAAGCCGGCACCTTTGGCGACCAGGCGTACGACGCCGTTCTATCCGATATTCGCTATAACCACCTCGCCGCCTGCGTGTCCGCCCGGGGCGGTTCCGAACTACGCATAGTAGACGAGCGCCCGCCTCTTACCCCGCCCCTAACAGGAGCACCTGCAGTGAAGAACATTCTCGTGGACGGCCTGCCCGTCAACGTCGCCGACGCCAGCGCGGCGGAAGCCACCATTACCAAGCTGCTCGCCGACCGGGCCACCGCGCAGGCGGAGGTTATCGACGTGAAGGGCCAGCTTTCCACGGCGAACACCACCGTTGCGGCCCGGGACGCCGAAATCGTCGGCCTCAAGGACCAGGTGAAGGCGGCGACGCTTTCGCCGCAGCAGCTTCGCGACGCCGCCGCGGCGTACACTCGCACCTGCACGACGGCGAAGGCGCTCGGCGCCACGATTACCGACGCCATGGACGAGTCGGCCGTGAAGAAAGCCGCCGTGCTCGCCAAGATGGGCGACAAGGCCGCGGCCTATGACGACGCCACGGTGGCTACCGCTTTCGACGTGCTCGCCGCGCAGCTGCCGACCGGATCCGGTGCGCCGCCCGCCCCGGGTGCCCCGGTGGTCGACTCGCTCGCCGCCGTCATCGGCGACCAGCCGCAGACGGCGGGCGACCAGGCCAAGGCGTTCGCCGACGCCCGCGCCAAGCGGTTCGCCCGTCTCGAAAGCGCGCACGCCGCGCCCGCTTCGGCCGCCGCGTAACCCCGACCTCGAGCTTTACCAGGAGCCTTTGCCATGGCCGTTACCCAGGACACTTATCGCGACGCGCCCGGCCGGGGCTTTCCCGGCATGGTCGCCAACGGCGAGACGAGCAACCGCATTTCCCGCACCTGCGAGGACGTGGCCGGAATTCCGTTCGGCGCGCCCGTTTTCGACGGTGCCGGCGACCACGGCTGCAGCCGAACGCAGGCGAATCGCGACTTTCTCGGCTTCGCCATGGCCGACGTGGGCGTGGTGCCGCTTCCGGGCGGCGTCGCCGCCGACATTTTCCCGCAGTATTCGAGCGTCGGGATCATGACGCTCGGGGCAATCTGCGTGCTGGTGGCGGTCAACGTCGCCAAGCGCAACCCGGTCTACGTCACCCCGGGCGGCACCCTTACCAACGTCGCCAACGGCAACTTGCCGGCGACCGGCTGGATTTACGACGAAACCGTGGCCGCGGGCGGCGTTTGCCGTATCGTTCGCCGCTAATCCGCAACGCAGCAGGAGCCTAGGGGCATGGTAGCCATCAATTTTCACGACGCGCAGCAGGCCCTCGGGTTCATCCAGCCGCAGCTGCTCCGGATCAACACCGAAATCGAACAGGAGATTTTTCCCGATTTCGATTACGCCCGGCTGATGTACGTCAATACCGAAGGCGATATGTGGGATATCGGCAGCCTGTTCTATTCCGGCACCATTGCCGGCGCCGCCGAATTCCTGTCGCACAAGGGCTTCGATATGCCCTACGCCGACGTGGCGACCGGGCAGCACCTGCAGGCCAACCACTTTGCCGGCATCGGCTATGAGTGGACGCTCGGCGAGCTCAACCGCGCCGCCAAGGCGAACCGTAATCTCGGCAACGAAAAGGCGCGCTCCGCTCGGATCATCGCCGAGTCGTTCTGCTATCGCCTCGCCATTCGCGGCAGCGGCGAGAAGAATATGCGCGGGATCATCAACGACCTGAACGTCTCGGCGGCTAACGTCCAGGTCGGCGAAGCCGGCTCCACCTTGTGGGCGCAGAAAACGCCCGCCGAACAGTTGCGCGACGTGAATACGACGCTCAACGCGCCGTACAACGCCACGCTCGAGACGCAGCGGGCCAATACGCTGATGCTGCCGACCACTCGCCTGCAGGATATGGCGATTACGATTATTCCCGGTACGAACGTCACCGTTCTGGCGTTCATCCGGGCCAACAACACCTACACGCTCGAGACGGGCCAGCCGCTTATGATTATCGGCAGTCGCGAGCTCGAGGCGGCGGGCGCGGGCGGCACGGCCCGCATGGTCGCTTACGACAATCGCCGGGAGGTGGTGCAGTTTCACCTCCCGGGCCCGCATGAATTCCTGCCGCCGTTCCAGAAGTCGGAAATGGCGTGGAGCATCGGCGGAATCATGAACGTCGGCGGCGTCGAAATTCGGCGGCCCAAGGCGTTCGCTTACCGCGACGGAATTTAACCAGGCACGGGCGGCTTACGGGCCGCCCGGCCCCCTCCCACCCGAACGAAAGGGCCCACCATGGCCGAAACGTCCCCTGCCGCCAAGGCGCCGACCGCCCCCAAGAAAACCGCCGTTCGCAACGTGGCGCCGGGGATTCGCGGCCTTTTCCTCGTCACCGGCTACCGGGATTTCGCCCCGAACGAATATGCCGAGTCGGTCGAGATCAGCGCGCCGGAAATGGCCTCGGCGAAGCGGACCAACTATTTCCGGTTCGGCGACGCGGCCAAGCCGGATCCGAAGGCCGAACCGGCGGAGGAAATCGAGCGCCTCGAGAACCCGACGGCTTCCGTTACGGGCGGGTCCACTCTTACCGGTGACGGGGCGGCCGGAGGCGGCAGCGCTCCGCCCGCGGGCGCCGCTGGCGGGGGATCGACCGACGAGCTCAACAAAATGTCGGACGTGGATTTGAAAACTACAACCGCCGCGCTTACGGGCAAGCCGGTGGAGTCGCTGCCCGACGACCGCGACGAGCTTTTGAAGCTCGCTCGCGGCGAGTAACCGGTTTCGGTCCCTCCCTCGCTAGGGGCCGACGGGGTGCGGGGCGGTGGCGCAGGGCGTTGCTGCCCCGCATTCGTTTAGGAGGTGCCGACGTGGCTTACGAGACGCCGACTGCAGCCGAGTTGATCGCTCGATTCCCCGCGTTCGCGTCCGTCGATCCGGCCACTCTGGACGTGTACATTTCCGATGCGGCCACCGACGGGGTGGACCGCTCGTGGAGTGAGGGGCGGTACAAGCTGGCGATAGTTGCGCTGGCCGCCCACAATATGGCGCTGCTCGGTATCGGCGACCATGGCCAGGTGGCCGGTTACGCGCGGCAGGGCTTGGCCGAGATCAAAACCGGTAATTTTTCCGCGAAGCTCGGCGACGCCACGGTGGCGCGGGCAAGTCGCGGCGGGTTGGACGCGACGCCCTACGGCCAGCAGTACAAGCTCCTGCTTCGCCGGGAGAAGGGCGGCCCTCGAGTCGTCGGCGCGGCGCCCGGTGCTGGCGATTGGGGGCATATTGGGCTGCAGAATAATGGGGGTTACACGCCGTGGACCTCTTAGCCGGCGGTGCGGCTGCCCTCTTCGGCGAAATCCTCGCCCCGCTCTACCTGCCGGCCGTTTTGCGCCGGCTCGGGAACACGTACGACGAGGGCGGCAAGCTCCGCCGCGGCGGCGCGCCCGCCAATTGCCTGGTGCAAATCGACCGGTGCAGCGAGCGCATGGTAGCGACGGAGGGCTACACCGACACCGACCAGGCGATTTATATTTTGGCGTCGTCGCTTGAGGGCACGGTAGATACGGATTGTGAGGTAACGCCGAGCGCGGGGCCGTATGCCGGCGTAGCGTTCAAGCTCGCCTCCCCCATAGACCGGGATCCGGCCACCGCCTATCACCTAGCGCGGGGTGTTCGGAAAAAGCAGGCGGCCCCCGGTGGCTAAAATAAAGGGCGTCTCGCAGCACACGCGCCGGCTGCAGCGCATGCGGGGGCCCGCTATGATACACAACGTCACGCGCGCGCTGTATGGTGGCGCGCAGGACATTCAGGTGACGGCGCAAATCAGCATTACGACCGGAGCCGTAAGCGGCAAACACCACCAGGCGTCGGCGCCGGGCGAGCCCCCGAATAACGATAGCGGGGTGCTGGCGGGAAATATCGAAGCGACAACCCCGGGGCCGCTGAAAGCCGAGACAAGCAGCAACGCGCCCTATGGAGCGGCGCAGGAGCTTGGTAGCGAAAAGCTCCACCTACCCGAGCGGCCATACATGCGCCCGGCGACGGAGACGAGCCGCCCGAAGGTGACAAAGCGTGTCGTGGACGCCGTAAACAAGGTCAATGCGCGCCGTGGCTAACGATAGCACTCCCTATGTGCGGCCAGCGGTGCTGCGGCTGCTCAAGCGAGCGCCCACCGTTACCGTGCTCGTGCCGGCGGAGCGCATTTACCCGCCGCAACGCCCGCCAAATCCCGAGTGGCCCTTTATCGGCTACGGGGTGCCAAGCTCGCTTCCCTTCGGCGCGTCGGGCCTAGACGGCTGTACGGTTTCGGTCGCCATCCATGCCTATGCCGAGACGACCGGCGAGGGCGACGACACGGTGCCCGGCGAGGATATGGCCACGTCGATTATCGCGGTTGTAGTGGCGGTGCTCGGCGGCGAGAACGGCGCTGAAATCGACCTGCAGGAGCTTGCCGATTGCCCCTACCCGGCCAAAGCGCACGTGACGTGGACGGGTTCGCAGGTAATGCAAGACGGGACCGAAGCAGACGCCTTCCACGCGTGGGCGACTTTCACTATAACCGTTGTGACTTAGGAGGTTTTGGCCATGCGGATTCGATTTTCGGACGACTATGACCACCCGTGGCCGTCGGGTGCCGAGACGGCGTACAAGGCCGGGATGGAGCTTACCGTGCCGCGGACTGCGGGGGAGGCGGCGATTGCGGCCGGGAAGGGAAAAGAGGTGCGCGCGACACGCGCGGCCGCGACACGCGCGGCCGCGACTCCCGCGCCCGCCAAGCGTCGCCCCGGTCGCCCTCCGCGGAAGCCGAAGCCGGCGACTTCGGAATCGGCCAGCCCGCCCGCCGATCCTCCGGCCAGCCCGCCCGCCGATCCTCCGGCCAGCCCGCCCGCCGATCCTCCGGCCAGCCCGCCCGCCGATCCTCCGGCGACGGACTAAGCCCCCGGGCGGCCCTCTATTGCCCGCGGGCGACATTTCGTAGATAGCGAGCTTCAAAGGAAGGAACCGATACCATGGCGCAGCCGGATATCATCAAGGGAACCTATATCGATATTCTCGTCGGCGACGCCGCGGTGCCGGAGGTGTTTACCCCCGTGTGCGGCCTCACCACCCGCCAGTTTACGCAGCAGGGGAACACGAATGACGTTTTCATTCCCGACTGCGCCAACCCGGAGGACGTGCCGGTCCGCCGCCTGGTGCCGACCGGCAAGCAGTGGGATTTGAGCGGCGACGGCCTGTACAATCTGGCGCAGGAAACGCTGATTCGCGGCTGCTTCATGGTGACGAAAAACTACCGCTTCCGGATCCGCCGGCCGGCGGGCAGCATCGTCGGCACCGGCTATTACGAGGGGCCCGCCATGCTGACGAATATCCAGATCGGCGGCAATTCCAGCGGCGGCGAATTCGGCAGCCTCTCGCTCGCCATCGCCAGCGACGGCCTATGGGTCTGGACGGCGGCGGCGGCCTAATCCGGTGCAAACCCATATCGATTTGCTTTTCGCGGATGGAACGTACCGTTTCGCGCTTTTGCTCGACAATATCCGCGAGTTGCAAATGAAAACGGGTATCGGAATAGGGGGGCTCTACGCCCGCGTCCTACAAGGCCGGGTGCCGGAGGACGTGGCCGTAGGGCACCCGGCCTACGCCGCCTATCGTATCGAGGATTTGATAGAGACGGTGCGGCAGGGCCTTATCGGCGGCGCCATGGGATGGGTGGACGGCCAGGAAATAAAAGTCGGCCCGCTTCGTGCCAACGAACTGGTCGAACGCTATCTGCTTCCCATGCCTCTTATGGAGCAATGGAATTTAGCCGCCGCCGTTTTGCATGCGAAAATCGACGGCTACGAACCGCCTGTTAAAAAAAAAGCCCGGTCGCGCAGGCGGACGACCCCGACGGATGGATCGACTTTGCCGGAGTCTTAACCGACTGCGCCATGATGGGGGTTCCGCCCGACCAGGCTAAGCGGCTTACGTGGTGGGAATTTACGGCAATGCGGTACACGTGGAATGAGCGGCATAAGCCGGCCGACGTGAAGGGGGATCCCGTAGAGCCGCCGACGGAGGAATTCGTACGGGCCGCTCAAGCGGAACTGGCGGAGCTCGGAATTAGCGGGGCGGCGGCGTAATGGGCGTAGTCGCAGACCGGGTAGTCGTGGAGCTAGAGGCTAAGCTAGACCGCTACAACGCCAACGTGCTGGCCGCCGAACGGCAGTGGACGCGCTCTACGCAAAGTATCGCGGCGTCCACGGCCCGCGCCGAACGTCAAGTCACCGGTTCGCTCAATAGCATTAAGAGCACGTTGCTGGCGTCGGCGGGCGCATTTGCCGGGCTAGCGGGTCTGAATGCCGTAAAGAACCTTGCCGACGGCTACACTCGTTATACCAATCAGCTTAAGTTGGCCGGGAACGAGGGCGCGCAACTTACGCAGGTGCAGAACAACCTGTTTGCCGTTGCGCAAAAGTACGGAGTCCAATTGGAAGGCGTCGGCACGCTCTACAGCCGAGTCAGTCAAGCCGGAAAAGAACTCGGCGCCTCGCAACTGGACGTAATGAAATTCACCACCGGCGTGGCTGCGGCGTTGAAGGTGCAGGGCGGAGCGGCGAGCGAAAGCCGCGGCGCGATGTTGCAGCTAAGCCAAATGCTTGGGGCTCCCATCGTTCAGGCGCAGGAATTCAATTCCGTGCTGGACGGCGCGCGGCCGATCATTCAGGCCGTGGCGAACGGAATCGACAAATACGGCGGCTCTATCGCTAAGCTCCGGTCCGATGTTATTCAGGGCAAGGTATCGAGCCAAGAGTTTTTCCAGGGCTTCCTGCGCGGTTCGGGCCAACTCGAGCAGCAGGCGGCGCGCGCAAATCTCACTATCGGCGCGTCGTTTGAAATCCTCAACAACGCACTCGGCAAGTACGTGGGCGAAACCGACCACGCTCTAAGCCTTACCTCTCGCCTGTCGCTCGGGATCCGGGCCCTTGCCGATAATCTGGACACGGTAGTTCCGGCCCTCGCCGCCATCGCCGCCGGATACGTCGGGGTGCGCGCCGGGCGTCTCGCATTCGACGCGGTTAGCGCCGCCACGGCGCGGGCTCTGCAAATCGACCAATCCCTCGCTACGGCCATCTTAAAGGGCAACGTCTCTTACGTCAGCCGCCGCGGGTTGATTGCGGCGAACGCCGCCGCTGCCGCCAGCGCCGCGCAGGCGGAGGTTACGGCAATCGAAACGACCATAGCGGCGCGCACCGCGGAAATGGCCGAAATAGAGGCGCAAATCGCCGCCGAGCGCGCCTTGATCCTCGAGCGGGAGAACGCCGCCCGGGCCGCCGCCGTGTCGCTCACTCAAGGCGGTCTGGACGGGCGCACCGGGGCCATGGCGGCACAAGCGGCGGCAAACAACGATATCGCCGCCGCGCAGGACCGCCTTACCGCCGCCCGAGCGCGCGCTACCGCCGTGAATATCGAGCTTACGGCGGCCGAAACCGGCCTCGCCGCGGCGGAAGGGCGCGCTGCCATCGCCGCAGAAGCGGAAGCCGCCGCCGTCACCGCCGACACGCTCGCCAAGCGCGTAGGCGCCGCGACGACCGCCCTTTTCGCCGGCACCCTTACGACCCTTGGCGCCGCGCTTCCCTTCCTCGCCATCGCCGCCCTAACGGCGGCGGTAATTGCCTACAGCACGAGCGCCGGCCAGGCGGCTTTTGATAGCCGGAAATTCCAGCAGGAAGGCGATAGCCTTTCGGGAAGTCTCTTACAGCTACATACGTACGCCAATGCGGCGGCGGGAGGAATCGCGCACGTCGGCGGCACCGCGTCCGTGGCGACCGGGCAGGTTCGCCAATTTGCCGGAGCGGTGGGCGACGCCGCGCAGCAATTGTACAATTTGGCGGTTCAGCAGCGCCAGCAATTAGCGCAAAGCCTGATAAACAGCCGGACGCAGGCCGAACAGGAAGCCGAAGCTGCGCGGTCTAGGTATTACTCGCGGCAAATGAGCCCAACAGCGCAGGCGCGGTTCGGGGATTTACGTTCCGAAGCGGATAAGCGAGCGCAGGAACAGGATCGCCGAATTTATCAGGCCGCAATTGCTCGACGGACCGCGGCACAACGCGGCCTTGAGCAAATGGTGGACCTCCGCCGCCAGAAGGGCGATTCGGCCTTCCTCACTCCGCAACAGCGGGAGGCGGGACAGAATAACGGGCGGAACGTCACCGAGGAAGCCGCACGCGTGGAGCGCGACTTGACGATAGCGCGCGAACGGGGGAACCGGGCGGTAATCGACTCCCTGCAGGCGCAACAATTCGAAATTAAGCAATATAAGAAATATCGAAAAGACGGCCTTTCACCGGAGGCAGCGCAGGAAGCGTCCAACCGGGATAAGTCCGCTTTTCAGCAGGCATCGGCCGGAGCGCAAGGGGACCGGAACGCCAAGGCCGGCGCCGCGGTTTCGAAACGGGAGGCGGCGGCTCAACGGGCCGCGGCGCGGCATGCCGCGGCTGCCGAACGAGACGCGGCGGGAGATACGGCCCGCTACACGTCCATGGAACGGCGGGCCGGCGACGAGATAGCTTCGGCGCGCGCCGATCTCGCCGGAAGCGCCGAGCAGCGAGCGAAAATCGAAAAGGACCGCATAGAAACCGAGCGGCAGGACCGCAACGAGGAATTGCGGCAAGCCGAAAAGCAGGGCCAACTCGGGACGGGCGACCAGGCCCATACCCGCATGCTCGAGTTGCAGCGGCTGAACGACGAGCGGGCGGCGCTCGAGTCGCAAGTGGTGGACCTGCACGAACGGCAGCGCCTTGCCGCGGCGGCTCGCGACGTACAGACGGCGAACCTTCAAAACGAACAGGATTTGTTGAAGGCGCAGGAGCCGCTAGCGACCACCCAGGCGCAACGCCAAGAGATTGCCCTGCGGTTACTGGACCTACAATATGAGCAGGAGCGGATCGAATTGGGGGCAATTACTGTCGCCAACGGTCGCACCGACACAGAAGAAAAGATAGCGAAGGCGCGCTTGCGGCAACTAGACGCTATACAGTCCGCCGACCGGGAGAATACGAAGCGGCAAACCGAAGGCGTGGGCGCCTCATATCTACGGGGGCTGCGCGCGGCGGACGTAAACGAGCAGCTAGATCAAATCAAAGTCAACGGCCTGCGCAGTCTGGACGACGCGATTACGAACACCATAGCCAATGTATTCAAGCTAGGTGGAGCGTTCGGTAGTGTGGTGGACGGCATTATTCGCGACTTGATCCGAATTGGCGTGCAGCGAGCGATTATCGAGCCGTTGGCCAACTCTCTGTTTGGGCCCGCGCAAGGCACAACGCCCCCGCCGGGCGGAAGCAAAGGCGGCTTCCTGTCGTCGCTGATAAGCTCGGCGGCTACGATATTCGGCGGCAAGACGACCCCCACCCGGGCGTCGGGTGGCCATGTGATTGCAGGCAAGCTCTACCAGGTAAACGAGACGGGCGGCGGGGTGGAGGGGTTCCGCCCTTCGCAGTCGGGTCAAATCGTGCCGCTAGGGCGCATGAACCGAGCCGACGAAGGTTCCGGCGGGACCGGAGCGCCGGCTATCGTTCGCCTCGTAGTTGGGGCCAGCGAATATTTCGACCTGCGCGTGCAATCGATTTCGGGTAGCGTCGCGGTTGAGACGGTCCGCTTGGCGGCGCCGAGCCTTACGGACCTTGCCGTAGCCGAGACATTCCGGCAGGCAAGTCGGCCGGAGTTATAGAAGCAATGGCCCTCGTCGTCCTTCCCCCCATCTATTTGCGGATCCGGCGCTTCGATATCGACGTGCCGGGACAGGCGAATCGGTCGGACTGGACTAGCACCCGCCAGTACGTGGGCCAGCCGGGCGCGCCGACGTGGTATGGTCGCTGCGCCTTTCTCCCGGCCGCAATCGAACGCCACAAGCGCCTGCTGCGGGCCTTTTTGCTGGACCTGGACGGCGGATTGAATTGGTTTCGCCTCCCCATGGCCCCCGGCCAGCACGCCGGGCCGAACCCGACCGTTGCCGGAGTGATAGACGAGAATACGATTGTCTTGAGCTCGGCGGCCGGATTGTCGGCCGGCATGTGGGCGACCTTCACCGCGGGCGGGCGAACGCGCCTGGTGGGCCTTAGGGCGGATCCGGTCGGCAATACCATTTCGTTTAAGCCCTTTCTCCGTTCCGACCCGGCCCTTGGAAGCACGGTCGAGATAATGAACCCCTATTGCGAGGTGGTGCTATCGAGCGCACGCAACGGCTTTGACGAGGAGGAAGGCGTAGCCACCCTCGAGCTCGACGTGGAGGAACGCTAATGGCGCGTCCCGACGCAACGGCCGGCGCCGCGCTCGAGCAAAACAAGACGATACTGCCGGTCTATTTCGTCTATCTGGATTTCCTAGACGACCCGCTGCGGGCGAACACCTCCGGCCGGGACTTGAGCCTTGCCGGCACCGGCCAGCCCGACTTGGACGGGTATTATTTCGGCGTTTCGTCGGACCTGATATCGATTTCCGGGGTACGCTCGGCGCGCGGCGGTTCGCAGCCGGTTACGGCGCGGCTATCCGGGCTCCCCGATATCAACGACGACTTATTGGAGGAAATCAACACGGGCGCGGCGTGGCAGGGTCGGACCGCCCGCTTGTGGCAAATGATCCGAGACGCCAACCGGGTTCAGCAAGGCGGGGTTCGGCACTATTATACCGGCTATATGGTCAACGTGTCGGTGAAGGGGCAGCGCGGGTCGCAAATTATCGAGTTGACGATAGAAAGCTACCTTGCCGGCTTTTCGCAGCCGTCGGGTCGGACCTATCTGGACGCGGAAGATTTCGACCCGGGCGATATGTCGGCTCGAGCGGCAATCGCCATCGCTAACGGCGTGTCGGGAAACCCGTTAATCGCCACGACGCCCACGCCGAGCGTGAAGGCCGGGGCGTCGTCCGGAGGTGAAATGTCCGGAGGTGGAGCGCGTAGCGCCCGCGGCCTTATGGGGGAACCGTAATGGCGCGCCTCCCCGGGTGGGAAACCCGCTTCTATGCGTACCTCGCCGACGCGCTACGGGCCGTGCAGGAAGGGCGGGAGGATTATTGCGCCCTGTTCGCGGCCGGGGCCGTCGAGGCGATAACTGGCGAGGATCCGGCGGCGGCGTTCCGGGGACGCTACCGGGAGGTGGCCGATAATCTGGAAACGGTGATTTCCGGCCTGTTTCCCGAAATCGCCCCGGGGCTGGCCGGTCGCGGCGACCTCGCATGGCACGAGGGGAGCGTAGGCGTAATAATCGGCGGGGAAGCGCTGTTTATCGGCGCGCACGACGACTTTGTGCGCCTGCCGCGGCACGTATGGGAAAAGGCTTGGTCCGTTGGGTAAGAAAGTCCTCAACGTAGCCACGTTCGGCTTAGCCGGCCTGGTCCCCGGGAAGGCGGGCAAAATCCTGCGCTCGGCAATTTTGATCGGCGCCGGCATCGCTTCGGGCAACCCGCAGCTTATAGTCGCAGGCGTCGCCATGGGCGCGTCGGCGCTCAAGTCGACCAAGGGCCCGAAAACCAGCCCGTCGGCCCTAGATCGTTTGAGCGCGTCGATAGACCCGCGCACCCCGCGAAAGGGCGTGTTTGGCGACACGGCATTTAATACCGACGTGCGGGATCAGGAATTTACCGGGACGGATAACGAGTTTCTGCACCGCTTCGTCGTCACCGCGTCGCATAGAATTACGTCGTACCGGGAAATTCACTTTGACGATAAGGTGGCGTGGACTTCCACCGGGGGGGTGCAGGGCGAATTTGTCGGCTATCTTACGGTCGAGTTTATCCTAGAAGGCAACGCCGACAATGCGATAAATATTAGTTCGCGCATGGGAAACACGCGGCGCTTTACGGGCTGCTCCTACGTCCATTTCCGTTACAAAACGACCGGTAACGACAAAAAAACCAATAGTCCCTTTGCGCAGTCTATCCCAAGTCGTCTTACCATCGTCGGCGAGGGCATGCCGGTTTACGATCCGCGCTACGACAGCACCGCGCCGGGAGGAAGCGGGCCGGCGCGGGCGAACGATCAAACCACGTGGCAATACAGCTATTACGGCTCGAGCTCCGGCCGCAACCCGGCCTGCCAAATGATTACCTACCTGCTCGGCTGGCGCATTCGGAACCCCGTAACGGGCGAGTGGCGGCTTGCGCTCGGCAAAGGGCAGCCCGTCAACCGGCTGGACGTGCCTAGTTTCATAACCGCGGCGAATTTGTGCGAGGAAACCGTAACGCTTGCCGCGGGCGGGGACGTGGAGCCGCGATATTGCAGCGACGGGGTATTTTCCGAATTCGACCAGGCGACCGACGTTCTGGATAATCTAAAGGCGGCGATGGGCGCCGAGCTAGACGATATGGACGGGCTGATACGCGTAACCGTCCTTCACAACGACCTAGCCGTGCCGGTATTGGCTCTTACCGCCGACGACGTGTTGGACGACTTTACGTGGAACCCTCGTGCCTCGCTCGAGGAAACCCGCAACGTGGTGCGGGGATCCTATACGGACCCGTCCGAAAAAAGCCTTTACCAAATGGTGCCGTATCCCGACGTTACGTTGGCGTCGCCGGATGGAATAGAGCGAGCCGAGCCGGTAAATTATCAATTCGTGCAGTCGGTATCCCAAGCGCAGCGCCTATCCAAACAAAGGCTACAGCGCGCGCAATATGCGGGTACGTTTACCGCGAATTTCAAATCGCGACTCTGGCGCGTTCAAAAGAACGATATCGTTTCATTTACGTTCGGGCCCGCCGGCTTTGTGACCAAGCTGTTTCGCGTTGTCGATATCGAGACGCGAGTAGACGGAATCGTGCCGGTAACGCTTCGTGAAGAGCACCCGAATATTTATTTATGGGATGCAGAAGAACGCCCCGCCGTTCAGGCGGTCCCTTCGACTCCGTACACTAATTTCGATCTACCAGTTACGCGCTTTCTAGCCACGGTGGCGGAAGGGGCTGACGTAACGGGCGACAACGTGGCGGGGGACTTCGCCGGCCGGGGCGCGCTCGCCACCCTCAACGCCGTCACCTATGGCACCTCAACCGCCTCCGGCTTCGGCGCCTTGGCGGGCCGGAGCACCGCCCGTCTCGGGAACGAGGTGTATCTAAGCAACGGCACCACCTTGGCCACT